GAATCTTGAAGCCTGGGGGAAAGTTGGTGTTTGAAGTACCCTCCACCAAAGGGGAAGGGGCTTACATTCCCGACCATCGCAATTTTTGGAACAAAACTGTGGTGATGTTTTACACCCAACCACATCTGGCTCAAGGACGTCCATTGTTTGAATTGGAGGAGCTGGAAGAGCAAGTGAAAGGAGATTATTGCTATTTGAAAGGAGTCATGAAGGCAGTGAAAGGATCTACTTCAGGAACTAGAAAATGCATAGATTCCCCACAAAGTCGCAAGCTTTACGAGCCAATTCAAAAGGGGATGCAATTACCCAAACCACAGATGAAGGTTTACACAGAATTTTTTAACGTGGATGAATTGTGGGACAATTGGGCAAAGAAGCGCATTGAGGCTGGTCACAAGATAGCAGTGGAGAACAAGCTGAATGGTTTTCGTTGTTTTATACAGAAAAAAGGGAATCGGATTTCTTGCTTTTTTGAAGACAGCCAAAAGGAAAGAGATTTTCCTGATTTGATCGAGCCTTTGAAAAAGATTCCTGATGATTTTGCTTTGGACACTAATGTAGGCATAAATGAAAAAGGAAAACCATTGCCCAGAATCATGCTCATGAAACTGATAGGAGAAAATCCTAAGTTGGAAGAGGGTGAGGTGTTGGTTGCTACCATTTTTGATTTGCCTTATTGGAAGGAGGATTTAACCTCTCAACCTTTGAGCATCAGAAGGAAAAGGTTGGAAGAGTTTTACAATCGTTATTTGAAAGGCAATCCTCATTTTGAATTGTCTCAGCAAATGATAGTGGATTCTAAACCCGAGTTGGAAAGGGCTTTCAAGAAGTTAGGCTTTTTACCTATGAGTGAGGGAATTGTGGCTAAGAATTTGGACAGTGGTTATCAATTCGGTCCCATGGCTGAGTGGGCTAAGATAAAACACATGGTGGAATTTAAGGCTATGGTTTACAAAGTGCAGCGCAATGCAAATGGTACATATTCATTTTGGTGTGGATTGTTGAAAGGAGACAGTCCTTATGTGAATACTATTGAATTTCAAGGTCAAGAATTGGTTGATATGGGCAAAACTTACAATGCTAAGTTTAAGGCAGAGCCAGGAGACATTATCACTGTGGAAGTGGAGGAGCTGATTCCAAAAGACACTCCCAAAGGTCCTGTTTTGGATTGGTTAGGGGCGTTACCTGTAGACATCGATAAGGAGAGAACCAAACCTTACTTTGCCAACCAATGTGTGGATTTGGCTAAGAGAGGTCATATATGGCAAGGGAAGGAAACCTAGATTATGCTTTCGGGGATTCGGGCAGGTTTGTAGTACAAACACACGAAAGGTTTTTATTGGAATACCAAGTCAAGTACACTCATGACTTGGGATGGAAGCGGGTGTTTTTGTCTCCTTTCCAATTGAACATTTTGAGAACAATAGCTGATTTCAATTGGGATAGAATCAATGATCCTAAGATTCATGAAGACAAATCATTTATTCAAAGATTGAACAAGTTTGTGGAGGGCTTGGACATAGAGGATCTGAATGTGCAGCAACTCAAGGTTTTGGCTTTGGTCAATCCTGTGAGCATTCATACTGATATCAGATTTCATCGTCTGCAACCAAAGCGAGATGATTATTTTGAAGGAGGAGAAATCTTCAAGCCAGGCAACCAGTTTCATGACAATCCATTGTTGGTGTTTGAGGAGGAGCAGCCTTTTCTTTTTGATTTCAAAAAAGGCAGAGAAAAGGAATTGGAGGCTGAGGAATCTAGAGAATTGGTTGAGGTGGTGAAGGGACCTTTGGATTGGATGAAAATAGGCAAGGACAAGCCTTACATAGCCAGACCAGGCACTCCTGGAGCTGATGAAAAGCGTTGGGGCAGATTGACTATGAGAGATGAAGGCAAATGGTGGGCAGGAACTCAAGACCGTCACCACAAGGAGTTTTGGTTGGAGGGCAAATGGTTGAGAGGTTGTTATCAGTTCAATTATGTGCCCACAGGTCCTGGAGTGAGGCAATGGATGATGATAAAAGTGAAAAATCGAACCAAAGAACAAGTGTTGAGCAAACGAAAATGAAGTCCAAAATCAATTCTCCCCGTCTGAGTTTCACTCATCATCTCTTGGGTCATCCCTGCTTGGTTTTGCCCAATGTAGGCACTTTTTGTTTGGCTGTTTATCATGAAATTCGTTGTGAAAGGTGTCATAAGTGTTTGGCTAAGCCTAGTGTCAGAGGAGTAGCAGGAGAAATCAAGTGTCCACGTTGCGGTCACATCAATAAATTCTAATCTGTTCATTTCATTTCATTTCATTTCATTTCATTTCATTTCATGATTGACCATCATTTTGTGTTTGGTCAATTTGTGTTTTGATTTTGTATGTCTTCCATTCATTTATAATATTTAGTGTAGAGAGGTTCATGAAACCCAAATTCAAATGGAAGGAGGTGCGAAGTATGGCTCATAATTTGAAAGATATGCCAGTTTGCAAAAAGGCAGGAACTGATGAATGTCCTATTGTGATCGAGTTGGGAGAAGAGGCAAAAGTGGAGTATGGCAAATATCCCGAGGTCATCAAAAAGAGGAAAGGTGAAGAACGTCAAAAGTTGAGAGAGCTGGCTAAAAAGTGTGAGCAGATGCTGAGCGGTCATGCGTGTCCATATTTGTTTGCTGAAAAGGGATATCAATACCCAGAGGATGAGGAGGAGAAAAAGAGGAAAAAGAAAGCTGCTGAGAAAGAAGGATATCAATACCCAGAAGACAAAAAGAAAAAAGCTGAGGAGGCGATTGATATGAAGAGATTAGAGGAAATGGAAGAAAGAGTCAAAAAACTAGAAGAGCTCAACAAAGCATTAGCCGAAGCCAACAAACAACTTCAGGAGAAAATCAAGGAATCTGAACGCAAATTGTTTGAAGAACAAGTAAACAAAAAGTGCCAGGAGTATTTGGACAAAGGTTATTGGCCAGCAATGGTGGACAAAGTGAAAGAGATATTGCTCAACTCTCGTGATATGGTTATCAAGCTCGAGGACAATGGTGAAGGTAAACCTATGATGGATGTGATTGATGAGTTACTTCAAACCATTCCTGAAAGCGTGTTGCTCAGCTATGACGAAAGGACCCATTCTGAAACCACGAAGCCTGGCGAACCAGCTGGAATGACTTTGGAAGAGGTCGAGGAATGGGCAAAGAAAAATGGATTGAGTTTCGAAGAGGCTTGTGCCAGATTAGCCAAAGAAGGCAAAATTCAAGTTTAGGAAGGAGGTGATATGAATGAGCGGATTTGGGTATGGAGAAAATCCTGAGATTTTGAGAAGTCTAAAATGGATTGACGCTACAAACAAAGCCTTCAAACACCACGTGGTCAGGATGGCTATTGGGACAGCTGATGCTTGTGAATATCCCCACAATGCAAATGATTTGATTTTCGGAGTGCTTCAGGATGAAGGTACATTGAACAATTGGGTCGTGGTGGCTTGTGGAGGGGTGGCAAAAGTCATTTGCTCCAAGGCAGGAACAGTCAACAAAGGAGATCCCGTCATCTATGACCACGCAAACAGTGGCGGAACAGTGGGTAAGGTAAGAAGTGCATTTGTTTCTGGTGAGCATGTGTCTGGTACAGCTGGCTATGCAAGCTTATCTCACAAAGCTGTTCCAGGCTCAGTCAAAAAGGCTTCGGGTACAGGCACTCCAATTTATCTGACAGCTGAAGGCACATCTGTTTATTTCAGTGGCGCTTATGATTGCACTTTGGCTTACCAGATTGATCAGCCTGTGATTGGTTATGCTTTAGAGGATGCTACCACACCAAATCAGGAATTTCGGGTATTAATTGCAAGAGAAAGACATATCAAAAATTCTAGTGTAGTGTAAAGGAGGTGAGAAAGTAATGGCAATCACTGTACAGACAGGCAATATTCATACCAATGTATATTTGTCCAAAATCGCAATTCAGTATGGGCAAGACCAATTCTATTGGGACAGGTTGTTGCCACCTTTCCTCGTGCAAAGAGAGAGTGACAAGATAAAGGTTTACAAAAAGGACGGTTACTTCAAAGGTGCTCCAATTCGTGCTGATGGTGCTCCAGCTGAAGAAGCAAGCCTCAGCTATAGCTATGATACCTATACATGCAAAGAGAGGGCACTGAAGGATATCGTCACAGACCGTGCTGTAGCTAATGCAGACAATGTGTTTAATCTCAAAGCTGATGTTACAAAGTTTCTCACTTCTCGAATCAAGCTTGGGATGGAAATTGACGTAAAGGATGTAGTCACATCCAAAATCACCAATTCATCCACTCCTAGTACCAAATGGGACGATGCTGCTAATGCAGATCCTCAGGGCGATATTAGAACAGCTAAAATGACTATTGCCAAAGCAATTGGTCGCATGCCCAATGTCATTTATATGACTCCTGAAGTCGAAACTGCATTAGCGAAAACCAACCAAGTCAAAGAACTCATCAAGTATACTAGCCGAGAATTGTTAACCAAAGGTGGTTTACCTGCTCAACTTTGGGATTTACAAGTGATTGTATGTCCAGCTGTTTACAACAAAGCAAAGGAAGGCTTGAGTGTGGATATGGACTTTGTTTGGGGCGACACAGTGGTAGTGGCTTATGTCAATCCTGCTGACACCGTAACACTAGGGCGTACGTTCATCCATTCCAAGAGAAACTTTTTGGTACAGACTTGGAGGGACGAAGAAAGAGAGGGTGAGTGGATTCGCTGCTTGTGTAATTATGACCCCAAGATTCTTTGTCCTGATGCAGGTTATCTTTTAACTAACGTGTTGAGCTAATACATTTGGTTGAGCTCCAAGAGAGCCTTTTTGGAGGTTGTGTATGTATGTGGAAGTGCTAAAATATTCAGTCACGTACCCTACAGGTCCCCAGCGTCCAGGGGACATTATTGAATTAACGAGGAAGGAAGCCCGATATTACATGGAGTTGGGATGGGTGCGTCCCATTCATCGCAAGGATTTGAAGTTTAAAAAATCCAGACATATTTTAGAGGACAGAAATTTGGTCAAAGATTTAAGTGTGGCTAGAATGAGGAGAAGGTGATGGATAGCATAGGTTGGAGATTATACCATACAACTTTAATAAACAATGGTACTAAAGTGATGGACGGCACTTGGGTGAGGGTGTCGGGTTTGCAAGAGATGGCGATCCACACCCAAATTGAGGGCACTTGTGTAGCCCAGATTAGAGGCAGCTGCGAAAGAAATTATCCTAACAATGATGGAGCTCAGATAGGCTCAAACATAACTTCAAGTGACATATATGAGTTGTATGCGCCTATTATGTGGGTAAAGGGCAAAGTGATAGCTGGTGGCGGGACTGTGAACATGTATTTGATGGGAAGAGCCCAATTATGAGTTTGAACAAATTTTTGTTTGGAGGAGGAATTAGTGGACCTCTAAAATCGATTGCTAACATACGTTTTGTTCAACCAGGGCAAACAATTCAAGATGTTTTAAATAGTATAGTAGATGCATCACAAACCAATCCTTATTTTGTAATTGTGCCTCCAACAAGAGAACGTCCTGCATACATTCCTAAAGACCATGTTTATATCTATAATACAAATCCTTGTGACTTTTATGTAGATGCCACAAATGGGGACGATAACAATGATGGAACAATAGATGCACCTTTTAAAACAGTTGCAAAAATTAATAGTTTGGGGTTGTTACCAGGAGATAGGGTTTTGTTTAAGTGTAATGAGGAATGGATGGAGGAATTGACTATTTCGTATAGAGGGACAAAAGAACAACCAATAGTTTTCACTAGTTATGGAGCTGGATATTTGCCTACTATTACGGGGCTAACAACTACTGATTCAAGTCAATGGGAAAGTTACGATGGGAAATATAGATATCCGTACTCAAGTCCTGCTCCTAACGTGTTGGTAGAAGATGGTGTTTATATGTTTCAACGCAGCCCTAATTATGACGACCCGATAAACAGAGTGACAAATGCTGGTGATTGGGCAAGAACAGATGGATATATTTACTTTATTCCTACTTCAGACACTCCATCAAATCATGTAATTAGGATTGGACGACTGAATAGACCTGTTTATTTTAATCAAGCTAAATATATTATTTGGGATGGAATTAATGTGGAAGGTTGTAATCATATTGGGACTTATATTACAGAAATGGCTTGTTTTCTAGTCCAAGATTGTGAACATATCAAAATCAAAAATTCACATGTTGCCTATTCTCAATGGTGTGGTTTATCAGTTTTAGGTTCAAAGCATATCAAAATTTTTAATATTAGTGCGAATTTTGTTGATTACAGAGGCATAAGCATAGGTGCAGATTGTGAGGATGTTGAAGTAAAAGGCTGTTTTGAAGTAAATATAGGCTATAACGCACATGAAATGTGGGATGAACCTTATATCAAAGCTGATATGGAAGGAATTGCTGTATCTGCTTGGAGTTGTGATGATAGTAAATATTCTAAAAATCCGACAAAAGTTTATATAAGAGACAATTTTATTGAAAATTGTGGACATACCCATGCCTATGATTCAGGTAGAGGAAAAGGAATTGTAATTAATGAGGCAAAATTTGACAATGATGTAGAAATTATTATTGAGAAAAATTTAGTGCGTAAATGTTTTAGTGCAGGTATAAAGGTTGAAAGCACAGGTGGGAATGTAAAAGTGGTAGATAATATAACAGTTGAAAATGGTTGGGGTAATAGTGTAGATGTGACAGATAGTTGGAAAAAAATGGGTGGAATAATCGTTCAAGCTAAAGATGGACAAACATTAAATGTCATTATTGCAAACAATTTAAGTGCTTATAATGAATGTCATAATACTAATGGATATTCTGGTAATTTGGTTATAAGTGCCAATAATGCTACTGTAAATGCTGTTGTCAAAAATAATATTTTGTCGATTTTTAAAACAGTTAGTAACACACAGTGTAGTTTTAATATAGTTAATCCAAATGGTGGAACAGTAAATCTGACTAGCGATTATAATTGCTTTTGGGAAGCGTCAGATACAACCGTATGTATCAATTATTTGGGCACAACTTATGATAGAGCGCATGTGAAAGGTTCAAGTAGTGGTTATTGGTCATATGATACAGGTAATGATAACAACTCGATTGTTTCTGACCCTTGCTTAGTCAAATTAGGAAACGGAAAATTTGCTTTAAGACACGACTCTCCTTGTATTGAAGCAGGAGTTTATATTGCAAGAATTACTAAGAAACTTAATCCCAATATAGCACCTTCATATTTGGAAATAATTAAGGAAAGGAGAGGCACAGCAACTATTACTTCAGGCAATACTTATGTTGATGTAATGCATAATCTGAATGAAACACCAAATATTGAAGACATTGTCATAACACCAACAAACAATCTGGGTTCAGCTACAAAATTCTGGATTAGTGACGTAACTAACACTACTTTTAGAATAAATATAGATACAGACCCTGGAGCAAGTGGGGCTAGTTTTGTTTGGCAAATAAGGAGGTAAGAATGAAAAAATTTTTGTTAATAATTATGCTACTTTTAATACCACTCATTGCTAAAGCTGAAATCCAATCCTTCAAATTCTGGATAGAAAACGACAATCTCAAAGGAAAAATCGCTACCACAGACAATTTTTTAGCCTATAACATTGGTTTTGACTCTGACAACAATCCTGAAACAGGATGTAGCGCTTGTGGCTATCCAGGGATTGATTATGAAATTTCTTTTGCTTATCAGGGAGGAAAATCCGACCCTGTGGTCTTATTCTGTGATTATTCAAACTGTTCTTGTAGTTCTTCAGACCCACTGAATGAAAAGATAGAATGGAGTTTTGAACAGGATGGAAAAGTATTTAATTTTAGTATTCCATTAGAAACGATTTATAAAAACACATTTAAAATAAATATTTTTATTTCTTATCTACAAAAAATCATTGTTCCGGGGAATATGTTGGCAGATGACCATGTAATTGATTGCTTAAATTTAGACATAAGATGTGATTTTGATAAAGATTATGATGTTGATGGTTTGGATTTAACAATTTTCAGTAGTAATTTTGGTAAAAATTTTAGGTGAGGCTTTTCCTTGTTAAAAAAGATAACTGGAGACTATATATGGAGTATATTTCCGTGAGAATGTATGGACTTAAAGAAGAGAAAGTTTTAGAGCTTATTACTGAAGGAAGTAAAAAAGATTGTGAAAATACTATACTTCTGTTGAAAAAGCACTTCTGCGTGGAGGTGGTAAGAGATGGCAGAACAAATGTTAGTAGGAAAATACATAGTTAATTATGTTATTACTCAAGAAGGACAAATGTATAGAGTAGATGCAGAAGTAGAAATTAGTCGTCAGATTTATAATGGAAATTGGTACTTTCCAGAAAGCCCTGATAATGACACTTTGTTCAATTATTTCAAACAATGGATAGCTGGAATTGAAAAAGAATTGGAATACGAAGCAAATCCATTAAACCAAGACTTTTCTGCCGAGCTAGGAGATGAATTGAAAAGCATCATCATTGAAGCTGTAAAGTATGTAAGAAATTATCCAGATGTGGATGTGCAGGGTTTCAAAGAGTGGTATGACAAAAGATTTCCCATTTCTGTTTTCCATCCAGAGGCGCTAATGAATTGGTTGTTGAGAAGGTTGAATAAAAAAAGCTTTGATGAAGTAAAGGAGCATTTCATTAAAGCTAAATTTGTAGAACTTGATTAGATAAGGAGGGAAATATGTTTGCTGATAAAGAACAAAATAAGCTACTTCTGAAGTATTTAAAAGAACTCTTTAAACCTGAAAGAATAAAGAATATTGATGTTGACTTTGTTGAAGGCGCCGATGATTTATTGCACATAAAGTTTGAATTTGATAATGGCGTTATTTTTGAGATAGAACAAGAAGAATATTGTGGCGAGACTGAACTTTGGATTCCAAAAAAGGAATTAATTGAGCGAGGGATTATAAGTGAAGAAGAATACGGAAAGGAGGGAATGCTTTATTTGTAAAAGATGCCGGTGCACAAATACATAGACCCAACTTGAACATATGACGGAGATGGGAGTTCCCCATCGTGTGCATCTTCTGATGGTGGAGCAGGGGCTTATAATTCTATTGCTTCTTTTCTTACAAATGCCAGTGATGGATGGTATGGTTGGGTAAGAAGAAATAATAACGATATCTCTATTAGTAGCCAACTCGCTCCATCGAACAACTGTGTCATAGGAAATCCTGCTAGACTTATAGGTTGGCCATACTATGAACAAGTTTCAGGCACAGTAGATGGGGCTATCAGTGGAAAGGAGAAGTTTGGATTTTATGATGCGGAACTTACAGCTACGGATACAGGACATTATTGCAGCGCAGAAATAGAATTTACAGGTGGAGCTAATTCAGGGTTAAAAAGAAAAGTTATATTCTATCAGTATGACAGTGAAAATAGCAGAGGAGAGGTTTATGTATTTCCTGACCTGCCAAATAACATACAGGCAGGAGATACCTATACAATTACTTTAAAAACAGAACTTTACGATGAAAGACCACAAGCTGGAATTGATGCTGGTTGGGATGATGATAATTATATAAGACCCGTGTTGGATGGTGGTGGCGGAAGTTTTAATTTATTTTACTGGCAAAGATTCGGATGGCATTGTTATAATTTTGTTTTGAAGAATGTAGCTTCTGGCTACCGTTTGTTTTATAGAACACCAACTTTAGGCAAAAATCTGATTTTTTGCGACACTGCTGAGGATTGTATCTATGGAGAGCAAAAATTTATGGACAGACTTGAAGATTGCTATGCTTATGGCTTTGGCAGGTATTTCTTGAATTCTTGTGATTTAGGCTGTCTGGAAAACGTCCACGTGCAAGGAACAGAAGGAGCTGATAGATATGCATTACGATTTTCACATCCAAAAGTACTAAAGGCTTGCAGTTTTGGTAAAGTGATTCCTTTAACGACACTTTTTTATGCCATGTTAAGCCCTAAAATACAATGTGAGCAGATAGATTATGATTTAACTGAAAGTATTGTTAATTGGAGTACAAATGCTTATCCAAGCCAGTACCACTATATCTCTTTTAGCGGATATAATGGAAACAAGGATAAATTCCGCCAGTATTATTACAATGGAGAAATCTACAACGTAGATGAAGATGCCGCAATTGACCCTCCTAGTGGGGCTACGACATATATTAAGATTGTACCTAATAGTCGGTGCAATTCACTATATCCTCTTGTTCACAAAGAAGAGCGTTATCAATCGGGGACATCCAAAACATATACTTGGAAGGTTTTAATATGGGGATATTCCAGTTTCGACGTAACAGACGTTGAAGTAGAGGCTTGGTATTTAGAAGAATCAACGGGTATTAAACGTAAATATAGCACAGCAAACCTTTCTACTGCTACTATCTCTGACGAAACAAATCAAGTTTGGAATGATTTGTCTATCACTATTTCTCCAGGGCAAGCAGGAATGGTGTATTTTCAGATTAAGCTTAAAAAATATGAATTAGGAGCATTTATTGCATTAGACCCAAAACCTAGTGTGAGTTAGGAGATAACATGGCTTATATTGATTATACATTAGCATGGGGAAGGCTTATAAGGCAGGATGAAGAGCCGTCTGATGGGTATAGTTTGGTTTGGGGAGAGGTGAAGACTTATTATATTGTTACTGCTGGCCAAGTCTATGATGAAATTTGCGGCGATGTTTTCAATGCTGAATTGACTTCTGGATCCCAGATTGAGATAAAAGCCGGGGTGCAGGAGGTAATGAAACCGAGTGATTTAGGCAGTGGTCCTTTGACTTCTCATCATCGAGCAATAAGCGATTTTTTATTGAGAGACCAAAGTAAGCTACTTTTGCTTTTAGACCTAGCTAGCAAAGGTTTTCTTAAACACGAAATTGAAGGTCAATGTTTCCTCACTTTGAGCCAGGAAAATTCCGAGTTTGTTAAAGTTAGCTCATCCAATATGGTCATGTTGTCTATCGACAACATTTTGAAAAGTGCACTAAAAGTCTTAAGTTTTTCCCAAACATTGAATTACATAGATGGGTCTATCGCAAACACGTTGAAGATGTTGGACAATATAGGAGCTTACTCAGTCTTGCTTGAAGAAATATTGAATAAGTTTGGGATGTTAGAGTCCAAAAACATTGCTCTTGAATTTGTGAAACAAGCCAGATCGATCTTAAATAATATATCTTTTTCCAACTATTTGAGTTACATAGATGTGGATATTTCTTCAATAGTGGTTTTGGCAGAAAGGAAACTGAGCTATTTAGAGCAGGTTTTGCAATCTTATAGTTTGTTGAAGTTAGACGAAACAGCTTCAGTGAATTTCAATATTTTGCAAAGTATTATGGAAATGATTTCCTTTTTTACCTTTGTCAAATTTTTTAATCTTTTGGATGCCTTTTTTGCTGAAAAATTTGGTGCTAAGTCTGAAAGCCAATTGCATCCAATAATAAGACCAAAGACGATGGGTCTTTTGGTGGAGGAAGAAAAAATCAGCGGAAGGTTTGAAATATCATCGCAATTGGGTCAAGCCATTTCATTTTTGGAGAAAAATGGGATTAATTTGGTTTTGGCTCTAGAAATAATAGCTCGCTCTTATTACTTAAGCATCTTATCCTATGCTGTTACAGAACTAGGAGTGGAGGAATTTGATTTCACAATCAAAGTGAGAGACAGAATCTGTGAAGTGAAAGTGTCTAAAAATGAATTGACAGTGAAAGTGTCTAGAGAGCAATGATTTATAATATTACTAAGAGATTTGAAGGAGGAAAAAATGAACAAAAAAGCTTTTGGCGTAGGAGGCGCTTTCACTGTTTGCATATATAGAAAAAAGGGCGAAAATTTGGATTTAGTTGCTGAATCTGAATTTCATAATCTTTATCCAAGTGAAGGGCTGGATTATATATTATCTTCAATTTTCAAAGGTCATACACCGAGCGATCCTCTTTATGTAGGTTTGTTGGGAGGTACTGTAACTCCTTCTCCCAGCATGGATTGGAAAATGGCAAACCAGGGATCTTTGTGGGATGAATTCACATCCTATTCAGAGGGTACTAGACAAGAGTTTGTTGATGGACCTATCGATTCAGCTCACCAAATATCTAACACAGATAACAAAGCCCAATTCACCATAACTGGTGCTGGAACAATATATGGAGCATTTTTGTGTACAGATCCTACGTTGGATGGCACTATGGGTACTCTCGTTTGCATTGGTACTTTTGTGGGGACGGCTAGAGTAGTACAACCAGACGACATAGTTAGAGTGACTTACACTGTTGCAGGAACTAATGCTTAAAGATGGGAAAGACTTATTTGGGTATAAAACAACCATATGAAACTTATAGAATCAAAATAGATCTTACTGAGTTTTTGGGACAGGAATCTTTGGGAGGATATAAAGTTTCAATACATGATTTGAAAGGAACTGAAATACATTCGATGCTGGAGGATGCTACTTATTCCTCAGGAACATTGGTGTTGACGATTGGAGGTGGAAAAGACGGTCGCTCTTACAAAATCACTGTTAAAGGTTACACAAGCTCTTCTCCTGCTAGAAAATTTGAAGAGGATATATTTTTAACAGTAAAAGACTATTGAGATGTATGGTGGGACTAGCGAAGTAGAAAGAATTTTGGGAGCTTATAGAGGAAAGCTGACAATAGGAATTTCAGATGAAGACACATTGGGTACTAATGACATACAAAAAACTATGGAACAAGTGGATAAATATATAAATGCTCGACTTTCTCCGTATTTCGATGATTTGCCAATCGAACCCACTCCTGATGCTTTAGAATTTTGTTCAAACTATTTGACAGCTTATCTTGTTTATACGCAATTGCTAAGTGCTGATACGCAAGAACCACCAGACAATGTGAATGCTTGGAAAGAGATGGCTTTGCAAGCATTGGATTCCTACATTCAGTCTCGATTATCCACAAGAGCATATCCCACTTACACCAAGCAAGACCGTTTGTATGTGTTGAAAGGAGTTAAGGGAGTGGGCGAAGGCTTGATTGAAGACGAGGATGAAACTATTGTGAGGTGATTGATATGGCTTTGCCTGCAGTTTTAATACCAGCAGCTGTTTCAGTTGCAAAAGCAGCAATAGGTTTTTTCAAAAAGAAAAATCGTTCAGACAAAGCGTCCAAATTGCAATCAGCTATCGAGGCTATCAATGAGTTGATGAATGATGCCGAGACAGATCCAGAGCTGAAAAAGTTGTTGCTTGAAAAGGAAATTGAGTTTGAAAGACTTTACACAGAAAGAGTGAAAGCCAGTCTAGAAGTAATCAAAGCAGAAGCCACATCTGAAGACCCATATGTGAGAAGAGCTAGACCTACATGGCTTTATGCTTCAATTCTGATTTTTGTAATGTTGTTTTGCGTGTTTCCTATTTTGAGAATCGAAGTCACAAAGTACGTACCAATGGATATATTGGATGTGTTTTTGAAAGCCGTGACGGCAGGATTTTTAGGTTATGGGGCTTTTCGCACCATCGATAAGAAACATTTTTCATTTCCTCATTGGGGAAGGTGATGCAAATGAATGATGTTTTGCTTTGGGCTTTAGGCACATTGGTGGGAGCTTGCGGGGCTATGATTGGTTATTTGTGGAAAGTGAAAGTGAACGAAAAGTTTTGCAATTTGAGACACAAAGAGTTGAATATGAGATTGGATATGATAGTCACTGAGATTCGTAATGATATCAGAGATTTGAAGGAGCAACAAAACCATATCGTGGATTTGATAATGGATTTGAAAGGAGTGTTGAGTTGTGGAAGGGCTGATAAAAGAAAATGAAAATTGGAGAGTGAGAAAGAGAGGAAATGATTTTGCTGTGACCAGTCGAAAAGGTCGTTTCACTTTTTATCTGCATGGATCCATCGAGAAGGTGATTTTCGTCCGAGGGTTGAAGGCAGCTTATCAACATTCTCAGCTCACAGGACGTGAGTTTTATTTCTTTTCGTTAAATGCTTTTTTTGGAATGTGGTTGAGTGTAGAGGATATCAAATTTTTACTGGACGCATTTCCATTGTCTGAATCCGAAAAACAGCTGGCAATCGAAGAGGAAACTTTGTCCCAAGGCACTGCCTCTTTGCATTGATGTCAAAAAATTTTTGACTTCTTTTTTAAATCAGGTATAATAAGACAAGGTGAAAAAGGCTGGTGTAATTTCAGTTTGGTTCGAAAGAGGAGCTGGTTACATAGCCTATCAAATTGCTTCTTGCCTTCAGGAATGGGGATGGGGTGTTCGAATTTTGGCTCGACCCACCAATGTGAAAGGTCTGTCCAAAAGAACCTGGGAAAGAGAGTCATTTGAATTTCCAGTAGTGGTTTCTCCCTCCTATGAAATACCCCAAAGCCTTTTATCATTTTTCATTCGAGATCTAGATGTAATTTTTTTCATTGAAGAACATTTCACTTTGAAACATACCATCCCATGTTTGGAATCATTCAGAGGTAAGGTGTTCAATTATGTGGTGTGGGAAAGCGTGAATCCCCAAGACAGAGAGTTGTATGAAAGATTCGACGCATTAATTTGTCCCACTTATGCTTGTTATAAAAGATTGAAAAATTACGAATTGAAAAATGTGTTTTATATGAGGTGGGGAATAGATGTTGATTATTGGCGACCAGGTCCTTTGTATGAAGGCAAAAGGAAAACGAGGTTTTTCTTTTGTGAAGGTTGGGGAGGAATGTATGGAAGAAAAAATTTTGGGGCAGTGATGGAAGCCTTTTCTTATACCATACCAACCAAGAAATGCGAATTGTACATTCACTCTCAATATCCCAAACCACCAGGCGAGGCACTGGAAGGATTGGGGTGGAAAAGAAGCTTCGGAAATGAAAGCCGAGACAAAATTCTCCGAGCTTACCATTTCAATGATGTCACTTTGGTGCCAAGCAAATGGGAAGGTTTGGGTCTGAATCTTTTGGAATCTTTGTCTTGTGGAAGACCTGTCATCACAGTAGCTGCACCTCCAATGAATGAAATAGTGACTCCAGATTGTGGTTTGCTTTGTAATTGCATTTTGACCAAGCAGCAAGGGGTATTTGTGGATGTGGCTTTGGTTGATGTGAAAGATTTGGCGACATCCATGTTATTTTATGCAGACAATCCTATGATGTTGGTTCGTCATCAACAATTGGCTAGACAAAGAGCTTTGCAGTTGTACAATTGGGAGGAGAACAAATGGAAACTGAAAGAGTTGTTGTAGGTATCGTGAAACAAAGATTGGAATTGTTATCTCATGGAGACTTGGGAGGAGCTGTTTATTTTTTGTATGAAGAAGCAAAAAAATTCAAGGACAAAGATTGGGCGTTGGAACTAGGTGTGGGTCCTGGACGCTCAACCGAGGCAATTTTGTGGGGAATCAAAGAATCAAATTCCAACGCAAGATTGTTCAGCGTGGATTATAAACCTTGTTCTGATGCTCGGGAGAGAATCAAACAATTGGGACTGAATTGTTATCATGTGTTCATTCGTGAGGATGACCGAAATGCGTTGAAAATCATAAGAGGAATACAAATGTTTTTGGGGAAAGGTTTCAGCCCTGCAGCTCGTTTTGTGTTCATTGACTCATCTCACGAGTATGAGCATACAGTGACGGAACTCTTCAGTTATTCTTGGCTTACCAACCAGGTTTTCCTTCATGGTACAGAAAGGGTTGAGGTCAAAGCAGCTATCGATTTGTTTTTGAGATGTTCCAAGATGAATGAATGGAAATACAAAGAAAGAGGTTGGCGACACGGTTTTGCTATTTTAACCCGTGTCAAACCATTGGGTGAGGGGGTGATGATAAAATGAAAGAAGATGCTGAAGTGATAGCCAAGTTGGTGGAACATTTTCTGAGGCTTTGGTCAACCAATCCAGACAATCTTCATCCCCAATATGCTTCCACAGGTAAAGCCGAATTGAATTTTTATTTGGGTAAGTGGAGATTGGAGATAAAAGCCGAAGTGGGAGAAATTCGCTTCACAGTTACACCATTGGGAGGTGTAACGCCATGGTGGAACATGGGTTTAAACCAGGCGACAGGATAAAAATCAAGTCAAATGAAACCACGAGAATGATGTGTTTGGATGGGAAAGAGGGAGTGGTTGTGCAAATAGAGAAGAACCAAATTTTGGTAGATGTGACAGAGGCTGGACTTTTTTGGTTTTGGCCAGATGAAATAGAAAAGATGGAAGATGATTAGGAGGTGAATGATGAAATTAGTGTTTTCAGTCATTATCACCAGCGCAGCAAAATCAGAAACCAGACAAATATGGTTGTTCGAAGCTTTAACATCTGTTTTGTCCCAGTCTTACCCTTATTGGGAGTGCATAGTTGTGGATGATACAGGTGAGCAGTTGCTAAAACCGATAGTAGAGAAAGCTCGAAATCTCGCTACCAATCCCATTTTGTATGTGCCCAATCTTTGCAATTTGGGTTTGCAAAAGTCGTTCAACATTGGTCTGTTTTATGCTGCGGGAGATTGGATTGTGAGATTGGACGATGACGATCAATTCTATCCTTGCACTTTGAATGAATTGGCTTTATTTATCCAAAAATGTCCAGACAACGTGGTTTTTGTTCACAGTGATATTGCTTTCATGCATGGAGGTGTGTACAGCTATCCAGAATGGGACGGCACTTTGGAAGGTACTGAGAGAATTGGCCACGTGCAGGCTATCAAGAGGCAGGCTTTGCTTCAAATAGGAGGGTGGAGAACAGACATTGATTATGCAGCAGATACAGACTGTGTGATTAGGCTTCTGGAGATGGGCTGGGAAATTCGACACATTCCGAAGGTGTTGTACCTCAATCGTCATCATGAAGATCAGTACACTGTGTGGTATGCCAAACATAAAGATCCCATAAAGGCTAAGCGGAGAGTTTTTCAGGATGCTTTGAAACGCAATTATGAGTTTTGGAGATATCGTCAGTCAACTTTTCAACCTATGACATGTGCTAAAGTGGCTGATGTGCTGGAGGCTGTGAAAAAGTATTTGAAAGGTAACGGAATTGAGTTAGGAATGCAAGTCATTGGGCTTAGCTCAGACATTTTTGCGAGCGTGAAAGACGAGATGGTATTTGAGGATGAGAGATTGGATTACGTTTTAATTTTTGTTTCTGACTTATCTCAGTTGATTAAGAAAAAGATATTGCTTTGCTCTCGCAAGGTGAAAAGGGGAGGACATTTGATTTTGGTTATCAGTCGCAAACGAGATCCCGAATGGCGTCAAGGCTTTTTGATTTGGATAACCAATAAATTTAGAACCAAAGATTTTGACTTGATTCAATTAGACACAGCCAAAGAAGGAGAGTGGTCAGAATGGGTACTAAAAAAACGGTGTTAATTTTGGGGGCAAATTTCGACAACGTCGCAGGAATGGAATCAGGTGTGGCCAAAGCTTTTCGCCAGTTGAATTGGAATGTGATTGCTTTGTCGTATCGCAAAATGTTTCCTAGCAATTTGTTTATGAAAGTGGATGAAGCTTATGCAAAAGGAATAGATTTGGTGTTGGTTATCAAAGGTGAAAGAGTAGATCCTTTGCAAACCTTTCCTCGTGCTTCTGTACCCAAAGCATTTTGGTTTCAAGACGATGTACGCTGGAGTAAAACCAACTGGGCTTTGTTTCAGACTTTGTTTCCTTATTATGATTATGTTTTTTATTTTGATCAATCGGGAATTGAATGGATGCAAGACAAAATAAGAGGGAAGGTCTATTTTTTGCCATTGGGTTATGACCCTGAAGTTTATCGACCTCGATCGAAGAAGAGAGATGTATGCTTTTTATGTTCTGTTGTAGGTCCAAGGTTGGAAGTAGCTTATATATTAAAGCATCGCTACAATGCTTTGGTTGGTTGGGTTGGAGACGATTACCCTAAGCTGTTAGCTGAGACTAGAATTGCAGTGAATTGGGGATTGACCTTCCAATCTACCCAACAGCGAGTTTTCGAAGCAGCTGGATGTGGGTGTGTGGTAGTGACCAGTTGGGTGGATGAGAAATATCGTGTGTTAAAAACACCTATATATGTGAAGGATTTGGAACACTTGACCAAAGAAATCGATGAGCTCTTAGTCGATGAAGAAGAGTTGAAGAAAAAAGCTCAGCAAATCAAAACAGAATCACAAAACCATACTTGGAAGCACAGAGTTTTGTCTCTTTTAAACCAAATCCAAGGAGGAGACAAATGAAATGTCTGGTTGTGGGTGGAGCAGGATTCATTGGTAGTCATTTGGTTGAACATCTGTTGAGCCAAGGTTATGAAGTAGAAGTGTTGGACAATTTAATAGCGGGCAATCCCGACAATGTTTCCATTCCCGTTGCCACTTCAGTAGAGGACTTGCAAAGTGAATTTTGGGACGTGATTTTTTGGTTGGCTGACCGAGTAGGAGTGAAAACAATTGTGCAAACCAAAACATTCAATTTGATCAGCTCTTTGTTTCTTTTGAAAACTTTTATCGGTTGCTCGCACAGAATTGTTTTGGCTTCTAGTAGTGAAGTTTATGGACAATATTGGTCGAAATATCAATTTTCATATCACAAAAGGTTTACCTATGCTTGGATAAAGTTGTTGGAAGAGTTTTTGGTGTCCGAAAGCTGGACATCATATGTTATAGCAAGATTGTTCAACGTTTATGGACCCAGGCAAAGAATTCATGCAGGAGTGGTTCCATACTTTTGCTATCGGGCTTACCATCATTTGCCCTTGACGCTGCACGAGGAATCTGGTTATTGCGCTGTTCGTTCATTTTTGTACGTGAAAAATTTAGCGGAGCTTTTGACCACGTTGGCCATTTCCAATTGGACAGGAATAATGGACATAGGCAATCCCTTTGCCGTCATAAGCATCAGGTCATTGGCTATGAAGATTCGTGAGCTTTTTGATTCCAAATCTGCAATTTTGACTGTGGACAATCCTTATGCAGGTCCTAGAGTGCGTTATTCGTCTTGTATGGAAATGAGAAGGTTTTTTGGTGAAGATTATTTGAGGCAAAAACTGGTTCCACTAGAGGAAGGATTGAAGGAAACTGCCAATTGGTACAGGAAAGTTTTTGACCAAAATGATTCTCAGTTACAACAGTTGATGAAATGAATGTATTAGCTAATTGGAAGGGTGGAAAATTGTTGTACCAAATTTACGGAGGAATCGGAGATTTGTTGTGGCGTACTGCTCTCTTTCGTCAAATCAAAAAGTCATTTCCCGACACATATTTGTGTGTGAGCAGTCGGGGACCTCATTGGAAACTGATTTATGAAAATAATCCTCATGTGGATGAATTGCTCGATTTCGGCAGCTATGATTGTTCTGAGTTTGACCGAGTGATAGAAGATGAGTTGTGTCCTCATGTGAGATGTGGTTATGCTTTCAAAATGCATGCTGTGGAAGCATTGGGTGTATGGGCTGGTTTGGCAATTGAGGATTTGAGTTACGAATACAAAGTGAAAGATGAAGAGAGAAAATGGGCTAAGGAGTTTTTGTCTCAATTTGCTCGACCAATCATAACAGTGGCTTTAAGGGCTTCGAGTAACGTGAGAAATTGGGACCCCATTCAACAGTTGAGATTGATTAAGATGCTGAGAGAAGTAGGCACTGTGATTCTTTTGCATTCTCATCCTGTCGATTTGGCAAGGTTGGATGGGGTGGTGAGCATGTGCGGAGGATACAATGTTCGACAAGTGGCTGCTGTTATCGAGCAATGTGACCTTTTAATCACACCAGACACAGGGGCTTTGCACTTTGGTTGTCATTTTGGAATTCCTACAGTTGCTTATTTCGCAGGCACAGACCCCAAGTGCCGAATACGAAAGACAGACAAAAACGTTTCAGTGATGATGCAACCAATTTTGCCTGATTGTCATCCCTGCTGGTTTCACGGGGCGAATTGCCCTCGTTTTGGCACTTTGGTTCCCAAATGCATATCATTGTTGAAAGCAGAACAAGTGTTTGAATTGGCTTTACAAAAATTGAAGGAAAGGAGGTGAGGCAATTGTTAGGCACTCAAGCAAGAAAAAGAGGCTATCAAATAAACAGAGTTCAGTTGAAATTGAAAAGACATCGAACATTAACACCAGACATCGTGGCGTATGTTATGGGGACTCGCTGCGTGTTGGGGTGGGATTGTGAATCTTGTCCCAAATATTCTCATTGCAAAAAGCGAGTCCAAAGGGATCTCTTTTATCAAAAGAAAATTGAAGACGAAGTGTTAGACTATTTGGACAGAGCCAGAAAAAGCAGAGGTCCCGATTTATGTGATTTGGGAGTGGTAAGTGATATAGTACAGGAGGAATATTTATATGAGTGGGAAGAGGATTTCGAAGGTATCAATTATCATTCCAGTTTACAATAATTTGCAATTGTTGAAGAAGTGCATAAGCTCGCTTCGTCAACACCATGCTGGAGCTGAATATGAATTGGTGATTGTGGACGATGGGAGTACAGAGCCTGGGACGAAAGAGTATTTGAGCAATTTTGAAAATGTGATACAGCAAAGCAATCAGGGATTTATAAAGGCATGCAACCACGGAGCCAAAGTAGCAATTGGCGAATATCTTTTGTTTATGAATTCAGATATCGAGGTTTTGCACGATGGTTGGCTGGGAAGGTTGGTGATGGTATTTGAAGAGAAAGAGGATGTGGGGATAGTAGGATGCAAATTGATTTTCCCTGACGACACTGTACAACATTGTGGTATGGAATTTTCCTCACGCCATATGAATTTCATTCACCGTCATTATCGAGCCCACAAAGCAGATCCTCAAGTAAACCAAAGCGGATACGTACCAGCTGTTACAGGAGCTTTGTTTATGGTGAGAAGGAAAGTGTGGGATGAGTTGAATGGATTTGATGAACAGTATGTATTCGGATATTTTGAAGACACGGATTTTTGTATGAGAGCTTTGGAGAAAGGATGGAAAACTTATTATTGTGCTTCGGTGGAAATGATTCACCACCAGTCAGCTACCACGGGAGGATGTCCATCTGAAGTCTGGTTTCACAACCATGAAATTTTTAAACAGAGATGGATCCGAACTGGCAAACTATGTCGTTATCCTAAAATAGCAGCTTGCTACATTGTATTCAATGAAGCCGAATTCATCAGCGAAAGCTTAGCCAGCATTTATCCTTGGGTTCACAAAATCATCATTGTAGAAGGCTGTACTGAATACACAAAGCAATTTGCTCGACCAGATGGAAGCAGTAGTGATGGGACAGTTGAAAAAATAAAAAACTTCAATGATCCTCAGAAAAAAATTGTACTCATTCAAGGAAAGTGGAAAGACAAAACACAAATGAGAAACGAATATTGCAAACATTTGAAAGGATTTGATTATGCTTTGGTTGTGGATGGAGATGAGGTATGGAGTTATCGGGAAATGGCAAAAGTAGAGGAATTGATGTTCAAAGAACCGCATGTCAGAGCATTCAGTTTTGGAATGTATGAGTTTTGGAAAGACTTTACCAGAGTGAACAAAGGAGTGTGGGAACAGTTTTTGGGTCGTCGTACTTTGATAAAATTGGACAAGGGGCTCAAGTACAAAGATCATTTGACTCCTGTCACAGAGGATGGTCAAGTGATTCCAGCCACTTTGCATCCCGAAATTCATTTTCACCACTACAATTATTGCCAAAGTGATGAAAAAATTAAGCAAAAATTTGAATATTATCTCAAGAAAGGCACTCCTGGTTTCAAGCTGAATGGAAATTGGTATGAAGAAGTGTGGAAGGCTTGGGATAAAGACCGAGTGAAAGTGGAAAGCACCACAGGCAATCATCCATTTGGGGGTGGGTACACAGTGGAATATCTGGGAGATCATCCCGAAGCTGTACGCAACCATCCCAAATACCAACATTTCCTTTTCATTCGCAAGCGTTCCATTTTGTTTACATGCGATTTGAATTTCCAATTGCCGTTTTTTCATCGGCTCACCCCTTATGATGTGAATCCATTAGATCCTTTTGCTCACGATGTCAAGGTGTTCGTGTTGTATGATTTTTTGTCTCATTATTCCAAAAATGAAATTCAATCCATTTTGAACAATTTGTGTGCTTTGTTGGACAACCAAGGAGAAATACGCATCATTGAACCCGATGCCGAAAAGATAACCCGTGCCTTCTGTTCTCGCCATATCTCTATTTCAGATCTCAACAATTTGCTTTTGGGTAATCCCAATCATCAATTTGGACAAAGGAAAACTTTGTTGAATGTGAGTTTGTTGAAGATTATGCTTTTGGCTGGTGGATTTAGTTTTATCCAAAGCCTTGACAGACCAGATTTTTTCTTGGAAATCAGGGCATTCAAATCCCCAATTTATAATATTTTTAGACATTTGAAAGGAGGGATTTGAGATGCCTTTAGGTTTCAAAGGTTATTTGATGATTGCTGAAGAAGGAACCACAGTTGCTGGTGGAAATGTGTGGGGTAAGGAAAGCGTGGATTGGTTGAGTGCTTTGTATTTTGAAAGCGAGTCACTAGCACCAGCACCAGACATATTCTTTTCCACTGAATTGGGTGGCAGAAACGCTGAAGGAGACAGAGCATTTCGTCGTTCTCGCAAACGTGGAGACAAATGCGAAGGAGCTATCACCATCACAGCATATCCAGAAGGTGGTGGAGATATGAGCGGATTAGCCTTATTGCTCAAACATGCCACAGCTGGTGTGACTAGTGGAACACTAATTGGAACAGCACAAGGACTGTCAGATGATTATTATCTCCACACATTCATTCCCAAAGACGAAATCGACAATCTTTGGAATGGTTCCACATATCGAGTTTACGGATTGACTGTTCACATTGGTCGTGAAGATGATAGTGGGTCTTTGAGAAACTATCCCCATCTGGGGTGCAGAATCAGAAACATCACTTTCAGTTGTGCTGCTGGCGAGGAACTGAAATGCTCTGTGGAATTTGTAGGCAGAAAGCTAGGAGACACGGGCACAGCCAAAACACCCAGTTATTCAGGATTGTCCCCTTGGACATTTGATGAGGCAAGTGTGACAGTGGATGGTAATACTAGACAAATTGATTCCTTTGAAATCACAATCACCAATCCGATGGTGGAAGCTCACACATTGGGCACTAATGTCTTAGGAAGAGTCAGATTCAGTGGAGCCAGAACTGTAACAGGAAACATCACAGCACCATTTGAGGGATGGGTGAAAGACTTGTTCGACAAATGGCGCAACAACCAAAGCGCATCTCTCAATATTAAATTCACCAAAGGTACATATTGGACAATTGAGTTTGATTTGCCTAAAGTGATTTTCACTGGTGCTCCACCCAGCATTGGAGGTCCCGAAGAACTGGTAGTCACTATGCCATTCCAAGCGCTGTGGGACGAAAGCTCAGGATATGATATTCGAATCAAACTCAGCAACAGAGATGAAAAGGTAGGTTATGACATTAGCTAATAATTTCAAGGAGGCACACGATGCCCATTAAAAGCATGCCCAAAAATGAAATCATTTATGTCCCAGAGTACTCTGGGAACAGAGACGATCCCCAACCTTTGTGGGTGAAAATCAGACCATTGACCAGAAGAGAAAGCGATCAATACAGAAAACAAATAAGGTACTGGCGCAGAAAGGGATTCAGAGATCAATGGGAATCAAATTTGCCAGAAATTGAAAAAAGACAATTCTTAGATCATGTGTTAGAAGTACACAATTTTGTCGATTATGAAACAGGAGAGGAAATCACGGACATCGAGCGTTTTTACAACGAAGCGCCCGATGAATTGATTACTGAAATTTTTAATGCAATGCTAGATGCTAGCACATTCAGTGAGGAGGAACTAAAAAACTTCAGGCAGCTTGCCGTTGGGTCTTCAGCGGCAAGCAGTGGGAATGCCCATGCGACAAAAAGAGAATGAGAAACTGTGCTATTGATGAAGAGATTGTGTTGGAAAAACATGAAGAATTTTACGTGGTTTACAGCCCTCAAGTCAAGGGAAACTTCCAACTCACTTTAGGAGATATCAAATTCAAAGTTTGTCCTCTCAGTTGGATTAGCTCTGACAGCTGGTATTATTTGGAATTGTTTCATTTGTGCAAAACTTTGCATTGTCTGCCTGAAGAAGGAGGAGTGCTAGATCAAGACAACAAAACAATGGAAGCATTTCAAATCATAGCAACAGAAATTCAACGTTATTCCGAACGGATGAAATCGCAAGAACTGCAAATGTTGCCACAACTGGAGCAAATGAGATGGAGAAAGAGTTAACACTAAAAATCAGAGCCAAAAATTTAGCAACCAGAACATTTGAGGAAGTAAAATCAGGGCTGAACAAGCTGGATAAAAGTTTGTCCAGCCTTGCAAAAACTGTTTTTTCAGTAAAAGGAGCTTTGGGTGGATTGATAGCTGTTTTGGGAGCTAGAGAATTAGGACAGACTTTGGTTAAAGCGGGAACTGATTTAGAAACATTCAGAACACAGTTGCAAGCTCTCTACCAAGGCAATGTGGAATTAGCTGAACAGGCTTTGCAAGCTGTTATTCAATTTGCTGAAAAAACCCCATTCTATACCAAAGACGTTGTAAACGCATTCATTATGTTAGAGGCGGCTGGAATCAAGGTTTCAAGCAAACTCTTGAAAACATTAGGAGACACTGCTTATTTGTTCAACCGAGACATTTCTGAAGTAGCTAATGCCTTGATTGGTATGGAAACAGAGGTGTGGAGGAGGCTGGGTGTGGTTATTGACAGAACCGGTAAGAAAGCAGTTATCAGTAGTGGAAATATAAGGATGGAAGTAGAAAATACTATCGCATCCATCAGAGCAGGGGTGGTGGAATTGTTGGAAAAGAGATTTTCAGGGGCAATGGAGAAAGCCGAGGGCACATATGTTGGAGTTATGAGGATACTGGGGTCCATCTGGGATATCTTTTGGATGAAAGTGACTGAAAGCGGAGTTTGGGATTACATCAAAGCAGTGTTTCAAACCTTGCTAGATTACATCAACCGTTTTCGTGAACAAGGTAAACTCGATGTATGGGCGAAAAGCGTATCAAATGCTCTCATAGTGGCTTTCAAGACCGGAGTAGAGAGCATTGGTGTGTTTATACGGGCGATGGATGTGTTGAGAAGTGCTTGGAATGCAGTTAAAGGAGTTATAGCTTTAGCCTTGTCCACAGTTGCCGCAGGTTTGTCTAAAGTGTTAGGAGGATTGTCCAAAGTGGTGGATATTTTCAGGAGAGACTGGGCTCAATCTCTTAAAAAGGCTTCCGAGGATTTACAAACTGTGCGGACAACTTTGGTAGAGACAGCTGTTCAATCACTAGATGCATCCAAAAAATACTACAATGACATCTTGAAACACGAAAGAACTTTTGATGAATTTCAAAGAAATGTTGAATCAGCTTTTCAAAGAAACATAGAAATGACCCAAAGGCTTCAGGAGGTGGAAACACAAAGAGCCAATGCATTGTCAGAAAGCAACTTGAAACTATTGGAGCAGCAAGATTTGCAATACAAGAAAGAACAAGAACTGGCTGAAGAGAGAGAAAAATTTGAAGAAGAGAGATTGAAATATTTTGAAAAAATAAAAGAGGAAATGATGAGTAAGAGCGAGCTTTATGCCAAGAAGATGGAAGAGGAGATTGAAAAGTACGCACGCACTGAAGAGGAGAAAATGTTGATTCGCAAATACTATGAGGAGAAAATTGCAGAAGCTAGAGCCCAAGAGATCGAGCAAGAGAAACAAGCAATGGCTGAAAGACTGGGTGTGTGGATTGCTGGCAATAAAGAGCTGATAGATGCTACCACAGCTGATTTGGAATACTTGACCCAAAAGGCAAAGGAATTTTCCAAAATCTATGGTGAAGAATTAGCCAAGCCTATGGTGGCTCTCTTGGCTGGCATTGATATGGCAATCAATGAAATACCAAAGAAAAACGAAATCATAATGAAGATGGGCAAGGATTTGGTCGAAAACTTGCATGAAGGCTTTAAGGGAATGTTCAAAGGCTTAGTCACAGAGGGAATCGGAGGATTCAAAGATGCTTGGAAACAAATGCTCAATTCTATCAAAAACACATTCATAGACACTTTTGCTGAGTTGGCAGCCAGTAGAGCCTTGCATGCGCTGAAGTGGGCGCTCATAAAACTGTTTGAGGACGTTTTGAAGTCAAGAGCCTTGATAGCCTTAGTGAAATTGCTTGAAAATGTGTTTGGTTTCGATTTAAGCCCTCATTTTGATTTCTTGAAGATGTCTGCCAGTGCTTTCAGACCCACATCGTTGCCGATCCACCGTTCACTTGCTTCGCTGAGTGCTTCTTTGTTTGCTCCTGCGTTACCAATGTCAATTGCTGGCATTAGTCCAATTGAAACCAGACCAATGTTTCAAGAAGCCACACCACCATCCCAGCCAATCATAACTACCACATTGCCTGCTGCTACTTATGAAGCACAACCTAGAAAACCAACCACAGTGAACCTGAATGTGAAAATATCCACATGGGATTCGGCAACTATGGCCAAAGTCGTGAAAGAAAAAGTTATCCCGAATCTCATTGAAGACATTAGAAACTATGGAGCATTGAGAACAGAAATAACCAAAGTAACAGCATGAGATGGCTGAATTACTTCTTACAGTACGAGCAAAAAATTTGGCTAGTCCTGAGCTCCAACGCATCGCATCTGTTGCTTCCAAACCAATAGTGCCTCCCTGGTTAAAAGCAGTTGGTCTGTTTTATCTAGGACATGAATTTAGGCGATTAGCTTCCTCGTACTCAAGCGTGCATTCTCAGTTGGACGTCTTTTTGGTTCAAATCGCCACTGTGAAAAAGGTTTCGCTAGAAGAGGCATCTCAAATTCTGTTCCAATTGAGAGACTTCGCCAGAACACTGCCATTCAAGACCTCTGACGTGATTCAGGCTTGGACATTGTTGAACAGTGCTGGATTTCCTGTGGGTATAGAATCCTTAAGACACATTGCTGACACAGCTTTTGTATTCAATCGTACTATGACAGATGTGGCTCAGGCTATGATAAGCCAAGAAACTGAAGTGTTAAGACGATTAGGTGTCATCATACAAAGAGGACAAAAATCTATCCGAGTTTCCTCCAAAAATCTCAACACTGAAATTGAAAAATCTCGATATGCTTTGTTCCGAGCCATCCAACAAAGCCAAAAAGCTTATGAAGGAGCATCGTCCCAAGCTTATCACAATGTGCAAGGTCTGGTAGCCATATTCAGCAGTGAATGGTGGGAGTTTTTGGCCAATGTGAGGATGAAAGGATTTGGCGATTATTTGATGGCAACTTTGACCTCTTTATTGCATTGGGTTGAGAGCAAAAGACGAGAAGGCACTTTGGAAAGATGGGCTCAAAGGATATCCCAAACCTTGGTCTCCCTCACTGCTTTGGCAATGAAAGGATTTCGGATGCTTTTGGAATCTGTTATTGTGGTTGGAGAAGCCTTGAGAGACTTTTTGAAACTCATTATTGATTTCAAACAAGCTTTCTCATTGAAACCAACTGAAGTACGAGCATCAGTCCCTTCATTAACCACTCCCGATTTGACTTTGGAAGCCGAGCAAGCTGTTGCCCAGATGGTAGAGGCTTTGAAAGAGCTTTGTTATTCAAACACAGACTTTCTGCAGCAAGTGGAAAGAAGATACAGAGAAAATCGCAAACTCACTTTGCAACTCATCCAACTCCGAGCCCAGACAACTCAAATGGCTTCCCAATCCAACTTGGGCACATTAGTTGAACAAGCCGAACAAATCAAAAGGAAACAAGAACAGCTGAAACAAGCAGAAAAATTAGCCAAAAAGCAAGAGAGCTATTTCTCCAAGCTCTTGGACAAAATGAAAGACACTGCTGTGGGGCTGGAAAAGAGCTATGAGTTGGAGATAGAGACATATGCTCGCACAAATGAAGAACAAGAGCTCATACGTGCCAAATTCCACAAGTTGTGGATAGAAGCAATAGAAAAGCGCACTCAACAGATAGAACAATTCTTGAAGGATCTACCTGGTGACGAAAGACAAATTCAAGAACAAAAGCTTCAACTTGTGATGATTCACATAAAGGAATTGAATCAACTTGTTGGCTCATATCATGAAAAATTTCTCCAATCTCCTTCAATAGCTGTAGAGGCTTACCAATCTCATTCTGTGGTAGTGATTAAGAGAGCGAAACAATTGTTGAAGGTTGTGGAAGATTTGCCCTATGTTGAAACAGGTGAACCTTATGCAAAGCTAAGCGAGATTTGGGAAAAATTGTTCATGGCGAAAGTGATAATAATTGAAGGCAAAAAGTACGAGGGTTTTTTCATAGTTTTGAACAAACTTCCATCTGATTTAAAAACCTCATTGTCCCCCATGGTCGAACAATTAAAGTCGACTTTTTCAGTCAAGGCTTTGCAAGAATGGTGGAATGAAGTTTGGACAAGTCGAGCCACCCAAATGTTTTTTGGTCTTTTTGACAGACTTTTTCACGCCAAACCAGCACCACCTTCATTTTGGAACACCTTCAAGAGAACGCTTTTGAAAGCTTTAGAAGAAGCGGCTAAGAAACTGGTAGCAAAGCTGCTAGTTTCCCTTTTCAGAATCACCATTGGAGAATTAGGTTGGTTTATGTTTTCATTGCAAGGTGAAAGGATTGTAATGGCACTGCTTGGATTGTTTGGAATAGACTTGAGTCCTGCTGCTCAACAAATCGCCAAAGCAGGATGGTTCACAGGTTTCGTGATTCATCCTATTTATGGAGGTTTGGTAGGTGCGTTCATTGGAGCTTTGTTAGGTAAATTGTTTGATGTGTTTGGATTGTTTAGAGCGTCCAAAACTATTTACAGATTTGTGGGTCCTATTTACAGCATATACATCTCGCCCAGAATCTGGATGGGAGGAGGAGGAAAGGGATTTGAAACAGCTGTCACAGTCGATCATCTGGTTATTCCTAGTTTGGGAGCTCAATTTGGTTGGAAAATGGCAGTGGCTCAAAGGATATCCCGAGTGCAAATGTATGTCCAACAATTCATATCATCCAAATTGGGAAGCAACATCCCTTATGCACAAAGTGCTGCATCGATTGCTTACTACAGAGCCATAGTTAATTCAAATGAATGTGCTCCTGAAGGATATCCTGAAGCTGTATTCATATCAATCCGAAATCCTCAAGAGGCTTTAATCAAAATGGAAAGATTTTTGTGGCGTTTTGCTGTCTATTACATACAAGAACTGGTTTTTGCTCAATCTGTGTTCAAAGCTCTTCCTCCACAACAAGCTCGTTCTACATATTTGCAATATTTGCATTATGCCGTAGCCCAAGCCAGGAGATCCTTGCCAATCGTCTCTTCAAGTGGATGGGCTAGATGGCAAGAAAGAGTATATTCCAAATCACTAGGCGAAGCGTCAAAGCTCGTGATGTCAGCCAAGCGAGAACGCTATTACACCAAAGAGACGTACATGACCCAGATAATGACACCAATCAAATATGCTCCATATCCCTACACAGTGATAAGAAGAGTGCCTACTGGTTACAAAACAGTGACATATGAGAGAAAAGTACCCGTGGTCCACCTCAGAGAAATTGGCGAAAGGATTATTCCATTTGAAACACCATGGGGAATAGAGGAAAGACGAATCAAAATTTATGAACAATATATCACATATGAAACCAAGACAGAAGTAAAGAAAATCCCAATTGGTTATGAAACACGTAAAGTAATCAAATACTTACAACGACCCATAGCATGGAAGGTGAAATATGTGAGACAAACGAGATGGACTCCACTCATATCACCCGAAGAAATGGAGCTTTTACATCCTCAATATCTGCCAGCAGCTTTGCACAGATTCCATCCTGGTGATTTCCTAGAAGTGTCCTATGGTTCAAAAGCAGAGCTGGTTGAAAAGATTTTACCCGAACAAACATTTGATGTGAATATTGAAATAACAGACATAGATGGAACGTATGTAGATGAAAGCCTGAGACCCATTGTGAGACAAATCATGTCCAGCTTGGGAGGTTAAATATGGCAACCATAAATTTTTTGGTGGAATGGGAAACAGCATGGGAACCACCTCAAGGACCCAAGCTATTGTCCAGAGTGTTAACCAACTTGGACAAGAGGATCTTCACTTCGGGTTTTTTGGACAGATTTTGGAACAAAGTGGCAAGGAACATTGGCAGAGCAGTGGCTGAGAAATTTGAAACCAAACCAGGTTGGCCTCCATTGAAACCTCGTTACAGAAAATGGAAAGAGTCAGCTGTGGCTCATGGATGGAAAGTGAAAGTGGGAGTTTTCGGCAAAAAGGTGGCAAAATTCACAGAAATGGGCAAACTGACAGGAATCATGTATGAATCGGCTACTCGCAAAAGACGTTGGGCGAACATTTTTGAAATCCGAGACGAACCTCACTTTCGCAAAGCCCATTTCAAATATGCCATCGACTTAACCAAACTTCCTTATGCTCGCAAATTTGACACCATTCGACCCTTCTTTTACCTCACGGCTGAAGAAGCAAACAAAGTGATGAAAAATCTGCATTTGATTTGCTGGAGAGAAATGAGAAAAGTGATAAAACAACAAATGGGGGTATGAGATGGCAAAAGACACCATCAATTACGTGGAACAAGGAATCGAGCAAATCAAAACAGTTTTGGAAAGCGAAAAATCATTCATTCAATACAAAGCTTTGCTTTCGTCTGATTCTCCTCACCTGACCAAATACCCTACCATCACCATAGAATTTGACAGTGGAGAAGAGGAATGGATATCATTGCCTCGCAAAAAAAGATTACATCTGACTTATGTGGTGACTGTCTATTATGAAGAGTTTTCTGAAAGCACCAGAAGAGAAAAGGTGAGGCAGTTTTTAAACAATGTAGCAAATGTGTTAAGAGAGAATTATGATTTCAGTGGTTGGGCTTTGTACTCAGACATCCTGGATGTGACTCCTTACATCATTGCAAGAGGAGAAAAGTTGATAGCAGGAGGAGCGATTCGAATCACATTGCACAAGGATATAAGCATCAGTTAGCAACGAGATGTGTTCAATTTTTGTGTTTAAAAACATTACGCATGTTCTTACATGTACCACTTGGTTTGATGTGTGGGATTTGCTCAAATCTGCTTAAAAATGACGCCAATATTGAGACGAGCCTGGCTGAGGGTTAGACACGATTGGGGTGTCTACTACTTTTTGGATTTGAACTCGTCGGATTTCTCCCCCTGAATGAGGTATTTCATCTTCATTTAGCGGACGTCTCAATCTTTGTTCCACCTCATAATCTGGCTGTTCTTGCCACATCAAAATTATCATTCCCAAAGCACTCAAACAGTCCAAACTTTTGCCCTTAGCCGTGCGGGAAATGCGAACGCCCATTTGAGTGGTTTCCATAGTGGCATTGCGCAATTCCCAAATCAGTCTTTCATGATATGGGAAAGATATCAAACCATTTATAAACAAAGATTTCAAAGCAGGAGCTAATCGATAAGGATTGGGCTGGAGAACTTTGGCTTCAATCCCTCGCTGTTGTAGCCTTTGGTTCAAAAACACACTTTGCCAAGGGTCACTGATCACTGTCAAATCAGGATACCATTCATCTGCCTGTATCACATAATTTTCTATTTCACTGATTTGCACTGGGTCCTCTGTGCTTCCCTTCCAAATTTGAATGTCCTCTAAGGCTATGAAGTCATCTTTGGTTTTGGCTACAATGGCCACAGCCAAATCATGAGTCAAACCCACATCCAAACCCAACCAATAACGGCACAATGGATCTGGTTTTTTAAATCCCCATTGCATATCAGGGTTGACTGCTGATTCTATTAGCTCTGGAGACAAAAACTTAGCACCCTGTGTTTTCACCCATTTGTTCAAAATAAGACGTGCAAAAGTAGCATCATCCATATTGTCCCGACAATTACGCAACCAGTTGTCTGTTATCCAGGGAGGTTTTAACATTGGATTGGTGTAAAGATCCTCTGGTTCCCAATAATACCAGTTGGAAGGACAATTTTTGCGACATTTTTCCCTGATTTCCCAACAAATCCCTCTCTGGTCTTCACCAGCATTGGTGATGAGAATTCCCTTGGCGTGAGGTTTGATAGCCGAAGCAAACATGGCGTCAAACAGCTTGCGGTCTGGCTGATTCCAAAATTCATCAAACACGTACAAATCTGGATTGTATTGGTGGGTGAGCTCATATTTGGAACTCAAAACCTTCAATTGAATCCCTCGAGCAGGAAAGTCTATTTTGCCCACCTTGGCTTCTAAAACACCATGAAAATTCGGGTTGTATTCTATCAGCCTTCTGGCTTTGTTCCAAAGATATGCCGCCTGCTCTTCAGAACCACCCAAGAAATATCCCTCCCAAGCAGGATATTTCAGCCCATCTAAAAACAATCGAGTAACAGCCTCATATGCAACCAAAGTTGATTTACCACTCTTTTTAGGCAACTGAATGTAATAAAGGGAATAACGAGGATCATCCAGCGGCTTTAAAATTTTGCGATATTGCCAGTCAGTAACACAATCTTTCAACAACTGTCCATTGTCCAAGACCCATTGCTCAAGACGAAACTTCATGTAATTTCTCTTGTATTCTTTGAGTAATTCGGCTGTGATACGAGGTGGACGCATTTATAATTATTATAAATGGCTATTCAATGGTTACCTGATAACAAGCTGGAAGGAGTTACCAGGCTCACTGATTTAGATGATGAGGTGGTGCTCAATTCTGTCCCAAACCATGGAACAGAATATCTAAATGATTACAATACAGCCACACTTTGGAGCGCCAAAAGCAAATCAGATGTTGAAATCGTTGCTGATTTGGGTTCTAGTGTAGCCATCGACACCTGCATAGTGCTGGGCACTTTGAAAAGTGCTGATTCTTTAACAATTGGATATTCGAGCGATGGAACTTATTTCACTGAAGAACAAATCTCTAAACCTGTTTATGGAACTGGATTTGGAACACTAGTTGAAACTCAAAGTTATCAGTTTTGGAGATTGAGCATAAACACATCCAATTTGCCAGCTATAAGAAGGGGCAGAACCAAAGCTAGTTTTGGTAGACCTAGCGAGAATAGATTTGGATTGAATCCCAATGACGACCTTTGGTGGTCTATCGGAAATAAAATTTGTGATTGGGTACATGAAAGGTTACATCACTTACAAGGAGCAATACGATTCTTATTTGTACCTAAATGGTCAGGCACTAGCTTGGGAACCAAAACTTTGTTGTCTATTTGCACTGACTACCATTATTCTTATTTATCCATTTGTAAACTAGGGAATGAAATAGAAGCTCGGATTTATGGAGCAGGAGCAAATTATTATTCGACTAAAATTTCAGGTACTTCAATTGTACCTTATGGCACTTATCACTTAGTCTTCACTTGGTGCCAAAGACATGAAGTCATCCCTTCTTATTATATGGCTTTGTACTTGAATGGACAATTGGGGACTTACAATGAAGGATCTAAAGCCATTGCCAGGATAGGGCATCTAGATATAGATCTATATTTTAGGCTAGGTCGAGGAGCTAGAACAGGAGATGGCACTTTTGCTTATGATGGAGATGTAGCTATTGAAAGCTTAGCTGTTGAAGATGAGTGGTGGGGAAGCTCTAAGGTTGAAAAGGATTATCTTGAAGGAACTCGCACTCTAGTCAGACCTCAACTCAGATTCTTAGCTCCATTCATTGCTCCTGACAGCGAACTGCCAGGGCACTTAGAAAAAGATCCCGATTATGGGTATGGTTGGGTGGAAAGTGATGCTTTCTATTGGCGACTTTCACAAGAAGAAACTGATTTCATTGCTCGAGTTAATAATAAAGTTGAAACTTCATGGGAATATGATCAAGAACCAGAACAAATCGGAACTGCTACAAAAGATTTCACCACTAATACAATCAAAAATTATTACGCAATCATTGGAAGCTTACTAGTACCAACTAGCCAAGGCACTTTAGATGCTGGCTTATCATTTGTCAAGCCAATAAATCCAGGTTACCATTTTGGTCACGTTTGGGTCCATACTTCTGACAATCCTTATACAATGAAATACACCTTCAACATTTTTGAAACTGACGGAAGCGTTAGTTTATTTGGAACTGATTTGTTGAAAGGCACTTGGAATCGTATTGAATATCAGATTTTTGTGGACAGCCAACAAAATTTAAAATGGCGTTTTGGATTATGGGGGACTGTCAATTATTCAGGTACTGGAACATATGCAATTATTACCAGTGAGATAACTTTGTACAAAGCCGTCACAGATACAGGCACAGGACATTGGTACAGCAGCGCTGGAACATTTGTGGATATACTTACTTTAGGCACGGTCAAAAAATGGTATTTTTATAAAGCTGGTACTTGTGGAGTTTGGTATGGAGCACCAAGCGGAACCAAACCAGTCACTCACTGGTGTATGGAGGTTGGTACTGTGGGACCTACTGTGTTTAATTGGAAAACCAAAAGCGAAAAACATCAAATTTATGAATGGTTTCTAGGTAAGAAAACTGAATTAAGCGAAAATCCTGAAGCCAATTACAGGTTGATAGATCGTTTTGACGTGGAAAAACAAAAGACCAAAGGTGGAAAATCATTTACATATTTCAGATATTCATATCGCTCTTGGCAGTTCACTTATTCCACAATCAGCGAGGCAGATAAAGAAACGCTAAGACAAATAGTGAAAAAAGCTAAAGGTCCTTACAAACCGATTTACATGATTTTGTTTCCTGACAATCCAGAGCCAATCAGAGTGACATTGGAATCAGAACATGAATGGCAAGACATGATTGGTGGATGGAATTACACTTTAATCTTATCTGAAGAAAAATGAGTGTAGTAGATGAAAGATTGGAAAAAGTAGGCAAAGGCTTAGAGGAAACCAGAGACTTAAGATTGTGTCTCAAATTGAGTATAGGAACAATTGTTCGTTACTTCATAGATGGAGAAAAACCCCTAGATTTAAAAGGCACTTATTGCGAACCCAGAATTGTGAATTATTCGCCTTTGACAGAAAATTACAACCCTGAGTCTTTGGAATTTCAGATCAGTGACATGAGCTTCAGTCTAGCCAATGGAGATCGTTACTTTTCTCGACACCCATTCAATCACCAATGGTTGATTGGAGCCGATGCAAATGTTTTGATTGGTTATGAAGATATTGAATTTTCAAGTTGGAAAAAAATATTGGAAGGCAAAGTCAAGAAAGTGTTCTGGCAAAACTCAATATTTCACATAGATATCAGTGACTCACTGAAAAAACTAGATCGACCTGTGCCAGATATAACAGTAGGGACAAATGAATTTCCACAATTAGATCCTGAATATGAAGGTCGTCCTATTCAATATTTTTGGGGAGATTGGACTAGAGGCACAACTTCATGGCTTTGGTGCTATGATATACCTGCAGGCAATCGGTCAGGCACTTATTGGACAAGTGGCGGAAATATGGTGTTAGTACATAATGAGGGTACACTATTAATAAGTCCTGACGGATTGAATTGGGAAATAGGAACTGTTGCTCAGGGAACAAGATTCAGATGTTTGAAGCAATTCGGGACTTTGATTTTTGTAGGAGATGAATATGGAAATATATATAAATTTTCAGATGTCAGAATGAGAACATGGACAAAAACTTTTACAGGCACATTTATGACTCAAAACATTGTGTATTCAATGGAAAAAAAGACATTGCTTGGAACGGATTATTTATGGGTTTCTTTTGGAAATGTTTTAACTAAAACACCAAATGGTTATGACTTTGAAAAAGTATGGAAATTTGATTATCATGTTACAACACTGAAAACAGATGAAGATGAAAAATATCTGTATGCAACTCCTTACTACTCCATACAATGTTCTGAAAATGGAACAAGTGGATGGATTGCAGTTGTAGATAATATAACCGATCAATTCTTTTGTTCAGCTATATTTGGTACAACTGTGTGTTTTGGAGCAAGTAATGCAAAGGTGTACAAAGTCTTTGGAACCAGATTTGCAGTAGAAAAACTAGAGGATTCATACAATCAGGTATGGAGCATGACAAAAAGCTACAAATACCTTTATGCTTGGGTTGCACGTGGCGGTTGGATCAAGCTGTTTCGCAGCGATGGCCAAAAGTGGGAAAAAATTTACCAAGCCAAACACAGTACACCCGTCTGGCCGTACATAGAATTTTTCAAAAACAAATTGGTTTCTCGTCATTTGGTATGTTACAGAGAACCAACCACACCAGGGGGAAACTTTGAAGCCATACCAATTTCAAATAACAGACGAAAATGGCTCATATCTAGACAATACGTAGATAAGCTAGATGTATGGTTAGGCAAAGTGCAACTCGATTCTACTATGTATTTGTTACGAAGAGGTACTGTCTATAACTTCGGAACCAGAAATTGCTCCTACATTGAATTGTCCGACAAAATTCCAGATGATGAGATAGGAACTCATGTGGTTACATTTTGTCCTCAGGTTACCAAATATGGAGAAAACGTTTCAGATGTATTGAAAAACATCCTTACATGGAATGAATTGGGAGGATTTGCCGAAATTGGAACCACATTTGATGTGGCTAAAAACAACTTTCCAAATGCAAAACTAAACATTTATATGGTTGAACAGAGAAGGCTAGGACAAATTTTACACGATATAGCCAAACAGACATATGGCATCGTGTATTTTGAAGGAGGAATCCCCCAATTCAGAATATTCAAAGATATAGATCAAGAAACAGTTTCAAAGCAAATAGATCAAAATGACATTTTGGAATTTCAGCTTGAAAGAACAATAGATCAAATCACAAATGAAGTTACAATTTATCACTCGTACAACGAAGCTCAAAAAATATATCGCTCTATATTGAAAGTGTTGGGCACTGCTGCATATTTAGAATATGGAATCAAACAACCAATCACTATACATGGCAAATATTTAGTAGGAACGGGTTTTGCATATGATGTAGCTGTTAGATATTTGAATGATTTGCAAGTGGGGTATTATTGTTTGAGGATGAAATTGCCCTTGAAATACATAGTGTTGCATCTGGGGGATGTGATACAAGTCACATATGATGAGGGACCTAGCCAAGAAGGAGGATTCACAAACAAGAGATTCAGAATGTATTCTATTAAAAAGGATTTTGCAGACAATTCAATTGAAATTGAAGCAATTTCTCCAATTGAAATGTATGCTCTGAAAGAAGACTACAAAACCGTACTCAGTACAGAAGAACATTTGTTTATAGCAGGAACAACTTACTAGGAGGCTTAAAATGGCTCGTTTCAAATTTGCTGGAGTTTATTTAGCTAGAAAAGGTGACAAGCTAGTTGCTGTACCATATGCAGATATAAGCATATATTTAGCTGGAACTGATACTCCAGCTGTTGTATACACATCGGAAACGGGTTCTTACTACATTAGCTCAGCACCTCAATTGAACACGAATGAAAATGGAGAATTTGAATTTTATGTAGATGACACAGATTATGACTACACACAAAAATTCAAAATTGTGTGTTCAAAACCAGGCTATGAAACCAAAACCTGGGATTATGTTTCCATATTTCCATATGCTGGATTCGATGCTCATTCAATTAGAAACGTGAATGTGGTAGATAACTTAAGTGATGTGATTTCAACCCATGATTTATTGAAATATCAAGGCACTCAGCTTGCTCCTGAAAACATTGACGAAATCTTGATGTCCTATTATAATGCCTCACTTCATAGTTTATTGTGGTGTGCAGGGGATCAATTTACCCCTGAAAATATAAATGAAATTTTGAAATCTTATTTCAATCCCTCTGACAGCAATGACATATTAATATATGATGGCTCGAACTTCACATGTGAGCCTATAAATGCATTAGAAAAGATAACTGAAGTTAATATCAGTTCTACCTGTGATTATGTAGAATTTACAAATCTAGATGGGAATTCAGCTTGGTTTTACTGGTTGTTAGTTGTCATCAAAAATCCATCAACAACAAGCTCTCATCTCAACCTCTATGTAAATGGAGACACAACTGAATCTAATTACCATTATGCTTATCTTTCTAGCAGTTCAGGAGGAGTAAGTGGGGGTGTAGAAAATCGACCTTCTATATTATATTTTGACTCAGGTATAAGAGCACTTTTAAGTATAGTAATTTCTAAAGATGTTGATGGTTACTTTAGGTATATGAGTAGAGGAGTTAGAAAGACAGGTTCTAACATAGTGATAGACATTCGTTATGGATGTAGAAATTCAACAATTAGCAATATTACATCTTTAAGAATACAAGGACTTGCCTCAGGAATGATAGGAACGGGTTCAAAGTTTATGCTTTTCAAAGCAAGGAGGACATAGTTATGAAATTGAAAGGAATACAAGCAGATGTGAGGGATGGGCAAATAAGGGAAGTGTACGAGGAAATCTCAGATGAAGAATACCAAAAAAGACAACAATTCATAGACAAGTTGGCAAAGCAAGAACAAATAAAAAATTTGATTTCTCAAAAAATGAATGAGCTATTAAAACAAATGGCTATAGAAGAATTGATAAAAGAAGGCAAAATCAAACCAGAAGATCTAGAAGAAATCCAATGACTCCACAACAAAAGAAACTGACTGACAAATTGTTGAAAGTCAGATTGTCTCCACATTTCATGATGAGGGAATTCAGAACCAGCACATTGTATCCAGAGTTGGCTGAAAGAATTCCTCTAGATGAAACAGATGTGTTGAAATTTCGCTTGATTTGCTACACCATTTTGGAACCAGTGTGGGAAATGCTGAACGAAAAATATCGCCCTAAACCAGTGAAAATCCGAATACTGAGCGGCAAAAGAAGCTACCGATTAAATACTTTGCTAGGAGGAAGGAAAAGAAGCTTGCATTTGCAGTCGATGGCTGTGGACTTTGTACCTCTGATAGATTACTTGGTGTCGGATGAAGTGTTGGAGCAAACGTTTCAGTTCATAAAGCTGAGATTACCTTATGCATTTGGGGAATTGTATTGGCAATACAGAAGACAATTCATCCATGTAAGCCTACCATTGCCTGGCAAGTGGAGGGAAGCATGGGTAGTGAAAGAGTAAGGCAAGTGCTGAATCTGGATGTGGATGAAGAAACTGAAAGGAAAATATTGGCTTATGGATTAACCCTAATTGCGTGGCTGGAAACAGATCCTGCTGATTTGCCTGAAATTGATTCTCCAGCTGGTGCCAGAATGAAAGATCTGGGCAAAGAATGGAACAAGTTGAGAAAAGAGCTAAAAATTCGAGCTTACAAGCCTTGCAGAGATAGCGATGCCCGAAGAGCCCAGCTGGTGCAAATGTACTTGCAGCTACGTTATGAGATAGATGTAAAGCAACCTCCACTAACACCTGCCACTCGGATTGCCGTGTGGAAAATGAAACTGGATTTGATGAATAAAATAGAGCAGTTGAAGCAAAGCAAAGAGGAAAGCCTGAGTGAGTTGATTAAGAAATAACAAAAACCAAAAACCAAAAACCAAAAATCAAAAATCAAAAATCGAAAACCAAATTCGAATCAAAATCAAAATCAAAATCAAATCAAAATCGAACCAAAGCAATTCGGATTTTTGAAGCTGAGAGAGGAGAAAGTGAATTGAAGGTGGAAAGTCGATTGCGGGATGAAATGTGTGTTAATTTTGCTGGGTTGCATGTTATTGGCAAGGGCTAAATCGTGGTGTTGGTGTTGGTGGGGTTGGAAATTTTGGATTTTAGAGCTCTATTAGCATTTGCACTGCACCACCATCACCAACCCCACTCACACACCAGCAGCACATCTTCATCAACTTCATCCATTATACCTGTCCATAATCACAAGCTCATATGTTCCTGTCCGTGTGCCTATATGTTCATATTTATGTCCATAATTGCATATTTGTATGCTCATGTTTATATGTCTATATGTTCATGTTGTGGCGTAATACGGTTGTTTGGCGTAATACGGTTGTTTGGCGTAATACGGTTGTTTGATGTGATATGTGATTATTTTTAATGGTGTGTGTGGTGGGGATGAATGTCTTTGGGACATATAAAAAAATAAAAAAAATTCAAGATTTACACACCACCACCACCACCAATACCAACAACACATCTACCACCATCAACACCAACAACACCACCACTCCACCAACAATAGCTTCATCCACATCAACAGCAAACTCAATTTGATTCGGTCTGGATCTGGTTTGATTCAACCTCAGCTTTCTCGAACACCCTTCCTCAACTCAAACCTTTCGCAATTCTCTTTAGGCTCAAATTCTTCGTCCTCATCAGCCAGAACAATACCATCGCAAAGATACAACAATCCTATCCCCGTATATCTGGCTTTGAAATGTTTGCAATGGAAACAACTTCTTTCCTTTTGTTGACTTGATTTGATTCTCCCTTTTGATTTCATTTCCTCATCCATTGCTTATCCGAATCACTCCAAATCTTTTTGTATCTTTTCCACATAACATAAGCAAGCCAAAATTGCTCTCCACTGCTGAAATACGGAGTTTCTAACATTGTGCCGTAAGCTTGTTTCATTTCTTCCAAAACATTTTTCATAGCCGTTGCAGTCCAAAAAAGCTGTTGGGTCTCAGCATTTGTTGCAATTGGTCTTGGCGAGGAAGCCAAATGGTTTCACTCGCCAATTCCTCTGGCCAATTTATCTCCCAATGATATTTTATTTTGTGATGAAATTCCCGTATTGCGAACAGATCATCATATTTGTATTTGCATTTCTTTTGGATTTCCCTGGCTTTCTTGCACATCAAAATATATTTTCCACTCAGATCCATTTTCTCCTTTGAATTCAGTTTTCATAACATCACCATCACCATCACCATCACCATCAATGCAACCATTCTTTGCATTTCATTCTTCTTGCGATTCGATTTCTTGAATGGCTTTTTTATACCACTCATTGCTCAAGTCTTTCCAAAACAATGTTTGCTTTTCTTTCATTTCCAAATACTCAACCAATTGTTGAGCAGTTATCCAATCCTTCAATCGAGCTGGATAACCTTGGGAATTAAGCTCCTTTTCTATTTGAGCCAAAGTCAAAATGTTCCTTTTACCCTCTTCGTCTTTCCAGCAATGTTCAAATTCCCTCAACCTTCCCAATATGCAAGGAAAACAACCCACACGAGCGAAACCCCGAGAATAAAGGGGATTGGGTTGAATGCTCCGAGAGCGCAACAATTGGAACACTTGAGGTACCGAATAGCGCAATAGAGGAAAATGACATGTGATCCGAGACAATTTGTTTCTCATTCCTTTTCTCAAAGATGCCCATTTTAGCCAATCCCGACAATTCATGTAAGCTGAGGTGTATTTGATACGACGTGAACGGCTTTCGCTTTTTCTGATTCCAATCCAAAGCTCTGTTATGTCATAACCAGAAAAAGCCAAAAATTCAGCCACTGGTCTGGTTTTCAAATAACCAGTGCAGAATCTGATTTTGGAATTGGGAAATCTTTTCCACTTTCGTATCAAATCAATCAAAGTGTAGGATGGAGACAATCTGATTATGCGCACACCCAAAACCCTTTCCAAATAATCCAAATATTCATATGTGAGCGAATGTTCCCAACCAGTGTCTGTGAAGATCCCTACCACATTTTCATTTCCATACCTTTCCACAGCCAGCAATAATGTAGCTGTGCTATCCTTACCCCCACTCACCAACACTCCAATCATGAACGCCCTACCTAATGTTCACTCCCTTTGTGTCAAGAAGCGCTTTTCTAACACCCCAGTTTTGGCTCTATCTCTTCATCTCGACCATCTCCTCCTTGTCTATAAATCATCTTTATTTTTTCCAACCAGCAATAGCTGAATTTCTAAATTGTTTAGCAGCTTCCACCACTTCAGGATGAGGATGTTCAAAACTCACTCCTATGTATTCATCTGACGTCCATTTGACCACACCCTTCAACACGTGAACGCTATTCAATATCAAATGAACCTCTATGGAATCTCCTTTTTTGAAATTGTGTCCATCTTTTTCTACCAAACACCCTCGCTCACTGATGTTCAGCATCCGAGCTGGCTCAGCAGGCAAGGTGGTCTCAAGCAAACCAAAACTTTTTTTGATATAAGCTAAATTCCAAGTAAGGAGACGAGGGCTTTTCCTCTTTTCCTCCATTTACTTTCCACCTCCTTGCAAATCTTCTCTTTTCAAATTTTTCAAACTCAAATCTATCAATTCATCCAAATCCTTCCAACACTGAGCAAGATAAGAGCGAACAGATTGTGCATTCAATCCCTTTGCATAAACATAGACATTGTCTGCTTCTTCATCTATACCAAAATGAACCAAAGACATTCGGTTCCCCTCCAACACAAACTCAGCATAAAATTTTATGTCTCCCAAAAGAGAATCTTTCACCCATTTGGCTATGGTTATTTCCAACTTCATCATCTGCTCCTCCTATACAATTCCACTTCTGTCAACAACAACCAAATTTCCCGGCTTTCCACTTTTACCTTTACCATGTCTGGTTTCACATCAATCACTTCGCCAACCTTGTTAGCCAGCTTCAATATGTTGGTGGTGGGGGTGAAAAGCACGAAAACTTTGTCACCCACTTTGTAATTGTAAGTCATCTCAGCCCTCCTTGACATATGTTACTAATCGCACGTCTAAGCTCGGTGTTTTTTCTTTGATCAATTTATATGAGTGATAGCCAATTGTCACACCATGAGCTAAAAAATCGCAAAAATGCAGCAAATGGATAAACAACAATTTGTGGATTGATTTATCATCAGGAAGCTCGAGCTTTTCATAATACTCCTTTGCTAATTTGATTTTGTCGCTGAACAAAATCATTTCATCCACTTTTTATCACCTCCTGAATGTTGATCCAACACAAAGCCAAAGCATTTTCCAGCTTCACGGATTTTCCATAATCATCTATTAGCCCTGTAAAATCTTCATATCCAGCTATCCACAAAAGCCTGCCTTGATCCCAATACACAACTAATCGACCTAGCTTTTCGTGATATTTAGGCAGTTGCCGAATCATTTCAGATGCATTAGGTGCTGCATACCTTTTGTTGTGTTCTATCACCAAATCTATCACTCTCTGATAATACCACAACTGATTTCCCACCCAGTGCCATAGGATGCAATCTTGAGGAAAACCGTGTTCCTTCAATCGTTGGGCTACGAGAAGAGAAACCACTTGATCTTTGGCAGACAAATCTCTCATCTTTCGCTCCTTAAATCTTTAATTGTTTTAATGTTACGACCCAATTTCTCTCTCCAGTTGTTTGATTAGTTTTTCAATCTCTTCTTTTGTCCTCATGACAAGGAATACCAAATACAAATTGTTTTGCTGATAACAGGTCTTTTTCAAAGTGTCTAAGCTTTTCAAAATCCCTCTCAGTTCGACCAAAATCATTTCATAAGATTTTTGCATCCTTTTTCTCCTTCAATTGCAAAATTTTCTTTTCAATTTCTTTTTCATTTCCCACTATCACATTCCAACCCAAAGCACGATAGATTTGAAATCTTTGTTGGCTGTGAGAAGCCAAATAATCATTCCCGTAATCCATACAGTCTATCAACAGTGGATTTGTGTCTTTGGGACGCAAAAGTCTACCAGCCCTTTGCACCACCGAAATTCGACTTCGACCTCCACCAGCTACCACCAGTACATCCAGCTGAGGAATGTCGATTCCTTCTTTCCACACGGTGGTGGCTATGACTATGGCGGATTGGTGGTTCAAAGCCTGGCGTAACAGGTGTTGAATTCGGCGAGGAGTTTTGCCTTGTACCAGCCTGGCTCCAGGAACAAGCGAAGCCAAAATTTTACCCTGCTCCACAGTGTCTACAGATATCAAAATCTTTCGACCTCTCAACAGTTCTACCAAATGAGCTAGCGTTTTATTTCTTTGTTCATTTTCAATTATTCCTTCCCTGCGTACCCAATACCAACTACCATAGACGGGACAGCGGGTTTTCACCATCAAAACAATGGGCTGAGACAAGTAAGATTGTTGTGTCAATTGTTGCACTTTTGCTTCATATATAATGGGACCTATGACACCGCAAGCTTTCATGTACTCTTCTGTCGTCCATAATGTGTGAGGAGTGGCTGTGAGACCGATGCGAAATGGGATTTCGCTTTTGATTAAAATCCTCCGATAAGTATCAGAATGAGAGTGGTGGGCTTCATCCACCATTATCCCATCGAAATGTTCCCTCAAATTTTTGATTTCATTTTCATCCCATCTGGACAAAGTTTGCACAGTGGCAATGGTGACTGTGGCTGGATAATAATCCACCTGTCCTCCACCCCAAATACGAGTGGAAAAGAATCGGGAGAAAAACAAATATTGTTGGTGAAGCAATTCTCTGGTATGCACTATGAAAAGACATCTGAAATCCCGAATGCTGGCTATGATTCCAGCTGCTATGATAGTTTTGCCTCCACCTGTGGGGATGTGGATGATTCCTCTTTGGTGTTCGAGAGAGTAATGAACTGCTTCATTTTGATATGAACGCAACTGAATACCATCCAAATTGATTTTTTGCAACTTGTAAGATAATTTCATCTTTCTGATTTTCAAATAAGGATATCTCTTTTCTATCTCTCCCAACAACCCACTCAAGAACCAACCTCTTTCACTTATCATACTCACTTTGATTATCTTTTTCCTCCACACTCTCTTTTTCCCCCACCACGCTGGTTCCCATTGCACTTTTTTGTATATGAGTTCTTTTCTCAACCTTTCAAATTCTGGATGGTTGGGCGAAATCCAAGCCCAGCTAGGAGATCTTTGCACTATGTCAAAGGCTATTTTACGCATTGTTTGCCATTTGATTTTTGAGCTTGTTCAAATACCATTTCACCGTCACTCTCAATCCCTCTACCAAACTCAATTTCGGTCCCCAGCCAGTTGTTGTTCTGATTTTGAGACAACACAATCTGTATTCCCAATCATGACCTGGACGATCTGACACGAATCTTATCAATCTTTCTCTTTCAGCATTTCCCTCAAACTCATCCACCAAATGACAAATCAACTTCACCAATTCCAAATTTTGCACACTGAGAGTAAAGGCAGCATTTCCTATGTTATACGTGCCCAAAATACTTTTGCCTTTTTTCCTATACAATTTCAACAATCGATGAAGGGCAGCGCAATAGTCGCCGATGTACAACCATGAACGCCTTTGTTCTCCTTTGCCATACACTGGTATGGGGCGTTGCAAATAAGCATTGAGAATGGTTTTGGGAATCAACTTGGAAAAATCTTGTCGAGGACCGTAAACGTTGGTTGAGTTGAAAATCAACACAGGCAAATCATATGTTCGCTGATATGCATTTATTAAACACATGGCACCTGCTTTACTAGCACTGTAAGGAGACGAAGGTCGATAAGGGGAATCCTCTTCAGCCCACACCTTGTCTCCAAACACCTCGTCAGTACCTGCATAAAAGAACAACTTGCCTTCTCGAGATTTCCAAAATTCACGACAGGCTTCAAGCAAAGTGAGAGTGCCTTCCATATTGATTCTGACGCAACGAAACGGATCTTTCAAACTCCTGTCCACGTGAGATTCAGCAGCAAAATGAAACACCATTTCAATAGGATAGAGAGTAAAGATGGTCTTCACTTGCTCCCAATCCTCCACTCTTCCCTGAATATGATAATAACGAGTGGGAAATTCTTGGGTCAGTTCTTCATTGTTTCCATAACAAATATCCAACTCCATGCTGTCCAAATTCACCACGTTCACATTGCGATATTGCATCAAAAGATTCCAAATCCAATTGCTACCAATAAACCCTGCCCCACCCGTTACCAGAACATATTTTTCATTCATTTGCATTCCTCCTTGTTTTTATTATAACTTGTTTTGATTGAAAAGTGAAAATTTTTTAGTTGAAATCCAAAAACAGGTTATAATAATACAAAATGAAGATATATTTCAAAAATTCCAACGGGATTCTTTATCAAGGTCATGTGTTAGATGTTTTGAAGCAACTGCCTGACGAGTGTGTGGATTGCGTGATAACTTCGCCCCCATATTGGTGTTTGAGACGATATCCTAATGCAGACACGATATGGGATGGAAAATCTGATTGCAAACACGAGTGGGAAGGAGAGTTTTGCAAAAAATGCGGGGCTTGGAAAGGACAGCTAGGGCTTGAACCAACTTTAGGTTTGTATCTTATCCATCTAGTTCAAATAATGAAAGAGCTGAAGAGAGTCTTGAAAAAAACAGGAGTCATATTTTGGAATCATGGAGATAACTATTCCAACAGTACTGTTCGCTGCGGTGCACCAGAGAAATGTATGTGCCTTCAAAATTTTCGTTTCATCACCCATTGCATTGATGAATTGGGATTGATTTTAAGGAACATCATCATTTGGTGCAAACCAAATGCCATGCCCTGTAGTGTCACGGACAGACTTGCCCTCATGTACGAGCCCATATTCGTGTTGGTTAAAGACCGAGCATATTGGTTTGATTTAGACGCAGTGAGAGTACCTTATGCACCGAGTGGGATACAAAGGAGAAAATATCCTTTGTCAAAGTTTGGCGGAGATCCTCAAAATCCCACAGGCAGATTTGGCAAAGGAGTCAAAAAAGGAAGTGAAGCAGTGCTTTTGCCTGAAATACCAAATCCATTGGGTAAAAATCCTGGCGATGTCTGGATAATTGCAACACAACCATTTCCAGAAGCCCACTTCGCTACATTTCCTCCTCAATTAATAGAACCATTGGTAGAATTGGGTTGTCCTCGTTGGATATGCAAAAAATGCAAACAACCTCGCTCCAGAATAGTGAAAACATACTATGAACCAGGCAAACGTTATTCAAATGAAAAGACTTTGACCGAAGAGGCTAAAAAGCAAGGTCAAAATCCAGGTCCTCAAGGAATGAAATATGGCAGAGCAAATGCCATACGCTACACCGTTGGTTGGACAAAGTGCGGATGCGATGCTGGATGGGAATCAGGTGTGGTATTAGATCCTTTCATGGGCAGTGGTACTGTGGCTGTGGTTGCTACTCGGCTTTTGCGTCGCTGGATTGGAATAGAAATCAGTGAAGAATATTGTCAGATGACCGTGAATAGATTAAAACAACAAGTAAGTCCTTTGTTGACGTTTTTGGCTGGATGGTCAACCTCTCACGATGAACCTGCAATCATTTGATGTCATTCAGTACTTGGAAGATAGAGGAATTGAATATCGATTGAGAGGCAAGAATGTTTCTCGTGGTTGGGTAGAAATCAATTGCCTCTGGTGTGATGACCCTTCGTTTCACTTAGGGATTTCTCCTCAAAGATTTTTGAATTGTTGGAGATGCGGACCCAAAGGTTCAATCATCAATTTGATTTGCAAAATAGACAAGTGTAGCAAACCAGCGGCCAAAGAAATTTTAAAGCAATATTCGCACTTAACAGACGAAACTTTAAACATCATTTTAAATAAGCAACCTCAACCACGGGCAAAATCATCACTTTCATTACCTGGTCGCCCAGGGTTGCATGATCAATATCGTGACTATTTGATAAAGAGAAAATTCAATCCTGATTTTTTGGAAGTGTATTATCAGTTGAGAAGCGGACCCATAGCAGGTTGTTATCATCACAGAATCATCATCCCAATCATTCAAAATCGACAACCAGTTTCATTTTTGGCTCGCTCCATATCAGATTCATTACAGCCTAAATATCTGGCTTCTCCTAGTGAGCAGTCATTGAAACCCATAAAACATTGTCTGTACGGGATCGATGAGATAAAAGACGAAGCTGTGATTGTGGAAGGAGTAACTGATGTGTGGAGATGGGGACCTGGTGCTGTGGCAGTGTTTGGCAAAACAATGACATGGGAACAAGTTCAGCTTTTGAAATCCCGAGCTCATCGAGTGATCGTGTTGTTGGATGCTGATGCTCATAAGGAAGCTGAAAAGCTTGTTCATGATTTGGAACCATTTTTTGATGAAGTGAGATTGATGAATTTGGTTCGTGGTGATGTGGCTGATTTGAATGATGATGAATTGATGAAATTGAAAAAGAAAGTCTACTTGTTTTGATGGTGCAAAAAAGGTCTGCCTGTCAGCGTCGGACGGTTAGCTCGGCGTCGGACGGTTAACCTTGAAATCAAATCAGCGTCGGACGTCATGAGCGTAATACGTATTACGCCAAGTATACGCTTGACTAATTTTTTACTTGTGGGTCCTAATATAATATACTAGGGCAACTGAGATTTTTTTCTTGACTGAAAATAAACTGAGTTTCGGGTTGATGGTGGTTAACCACCATCTGGTCTTTTCGTAAATGTCGGCTATAACGACAATTCGGTGTTTCATAGAATCAATTTGGTAAATAAATTTATTTATTTTTTAATTGAAAAATAAAAATCTTTTATAGAAATTCGTAAGAATTTCTCGTTTTTGGATTTATGGTTCTCAAACCTCCCTATTAATCAAGCAAAATTGGGTCACTTGATGGTGTTTAAACACCATCAAGAATTCAGCAATTTGCGAACCCTTCCTATAACCGAGCAAAAGTTGAACTACCTGATGGTGCTTAAACACCATGTGGTTTTGATCAAAATGTTTGAAATCAAAACCCCATTATCTCCAGCCAGGTGTTAAACGTCAGCCCAGTTTCGAGGTTCACCACCACACACCAGTTTTGAGGATTCACCTGCTGCTGGTTGTGATGTGGAATGAAAATGGTTTGAGGAGCAAAAAGGCACCACCAATTTTGTGTTTCGAATTCTTTTTGCATGTAATCCTATGTGTAACAAATTTGGACACTTAATTTGCTCAAAATTTTTGCTATCCATTGGGCTGAAGCCAACGTTACGAAAATTTTCACTTTTGTTTCGTTGTCGGCTATAATAGTTACAAGAGTGAGACAGGATGGCAGCGAAAAGAAAGGAATTGAATTTTGGTATTTATTACTGGATGCAGAATTTGCAAAATTATGTCAAAACTAATTACGCCGAGGTTTTGCTTTTGTTTGCTTATTTATGGGACAGAATACATTTTCACAAACAACGGTTTTTTAACCATTCGACCATGGCCGCAGCTATCGGGGGAGTGAATGCAGATCGAGTTTATCATTATCTCAAGAAACTGGCAGATTTGGGTTTGGTGAAAAAGAGACAATGTTTGGTGGATGGGGTTAGGAAGTTGGAAATAGAATTTGATTATGATGCGTTGAGAAAGCTTTTGCACTGCCGAAGTGAGCAGAGAAAAGAAATTGATTTGTCTCCGTGTTTAGAGAAGGTGTTGAACGTGTGGAATGAATGCGGTAATTTGCCCAAACATCGCAAGAACAATACCAAAGTTTTGAAGAGGGCTGAGAAATCACTGGCTTTGTTGTTGTCCAAGGGTTATACGTTGAACCAAATTTTTCTTTCCATTCGCAATTATGATTATTTGCTAGGTTTGAAGCTTAGCGATTTCAATTCCTCATTGCCAGGATATCGGGTGGGATTGGATGAGTTTTTAGGAGGTTTCAGTTCTGTCACTAAAAATAGGATGAAAAAGGCTAATGTGGAATTGAATCTCAACAGTTGGTTTGAGGAATGTTTGCATTCCAGGGAGATGTTGGCAATAAAATGGGCTAAAAGTTTTGCTCAATTTAGTGAGCAGGAGAAGCAAATCATCATTGAGTGGAAGGATTGGTGGAAGGATAGAGTGAAAGCTAAGGGATCTGACGCAGATTGGTTGTTTTTGGCTCGTGATTGGTTTGTGATTGTGAAAAAGCGACATCCTTTGCTTAGAGAGGAACCTTACGAATTGCATCCAACTACTCGTTGGACTTGGCGTTTTGATGTGATAGTTCGTAATGATTCTTATTTGAATTCGATTGCATCAGATCCTCGAAAATTGCGTTTTCATCTGAATAAGATTATGGACAAGGTGTATGAAATAGAAGGATATAAGGATTGGTTAGAATAGGATGATAAAATTTTCAATGTTTGTCAAAAACCAGTATAATATTTACAGGAGGAAAAAAGATGGTGAAGGATTTGGAAGAAGAAAAGTTCGTGTTTCATTGTTGTTTACAGGGAAACAGATATTTTTTGTCTAATGTGTTGAAGTTTTTGAAACCTTATCATTTTCAGAGCCAATATCGTCGCAAAGTGTACCAAAGTTTGGAATCTTTTTTTAATCAATTCGAGAGACCTCCAGCTTTGTGGGAATTGAAAGATTATTGTTTGAGAACGATTAGGGATGAACAAATGAGGGAAGGGGTGGAGAACATTTTGAAGGATATTCCCGAAATCCAAATAAATGAAGATAATATGGACTATATGGTAGATAAGGTTTTGAAGTTTGTTAAGAAAAGTGTTTTGGTGGATTTGGTGGATGAAGTGATATCGAATTTGAGTAAGGGGAATGTTGAACAGGCAGAGGCATTGGTGAAATCTTTCAAAGGCGTTTCTGTCGATGATTCGGCTCATTTTTTTGGTTTTCAAGACATGATTGTGGATGCTTATTTGCAACAAGAAGAGGATTTCACGCTTGAATTTAGCGGATTGTTGGGGGAATTGATAGGTCCTTTGCGTCCAGGTTGGTTGGTTGGAGTATTGGCGCCGAGTAAAAGGGGTAAGACTTGGTTTTTGATTCATACGGCTTTGGATGCTATGTTTTCGAGGCTGAAAGTGTATTTTGTTTCATTGGAAATGCCTCGTGTACAGTTGAGTCGAAGGTTCATTCGAGCACTTAGCAAGAGGGAGGACGATGAAGAGTGGAAGCTAGTAGCTGATTGTGTGTTGAACCAGGAAGGAACATGTAGCAGACCAGAAAGAAAAAATCGAATACCATTGAAGATTAATGGAGATTTTCCTCAGAGATATGAAGACACACCAGAAGGTTATCAGCCTTGCACTGCTTGTCGAGATAAAAAAGACTCTCATTTTCGTTTGAGTGGGTGGAGGGTGAAGAATTCTCAAAGAAATGTGAAGCCGAAAGCGGATGAGAATTATTACACTCAGTTTGAATGGACTAATAAATTATATGGCCATTTTCTATACGCCAGTAGTTACCCTGCTTATTCTGTTAGAATTCAAGACATATTGATGGATTTGAATGTTTTGGAATCTAGTAAAAATTTCATACCTAAGGTTGTGGTGATCGATTATGCTGATTTGTTGGCATCTTTGCATTCTTATGATGAATATCGTCATCAGTTGGACGAAATTTGGAAAGGTTTGAAAGGATTGGCTATGGAAAAAAATTGTATAGTCATGACGGCTTCTCAAGCTACTCGTGCGTCTATGAGTAAACATCTTTTGGATACGACTGATGTGGCTGAGGATATTCGCAAGTTGGCTCATTGTGATTTGATGATAGGTTTGAACCAAACTGATCGAGAAAGGAAAACTTCGATTTTGAGAATCAATGTGATTGCGAAAAGGGAGGGATTTTTCGATCCTAAAAGACAATTGAAATGTTTGGCTGATTTTGAACATGGAAGGCTAAGGATTGATGAAAGTTGGAAATAATATTTAGGAGGTGTAGCTATGTTAATACCCAAAACAAAACAAGAGAAAAAACAGTTCATTTTGGCGATGCAAAAACTCAATGAGTTTTTGACAGCCAAAGGGGAAGGGGAGATTCCTAAAGCAGACATAGAGACTAACGTGTATGATTTTGTGGATGCTATTGAGACAATGGATGAAAAATGGTTGGATGAGCTTCCCGATGAAGTGATAAATATGTACAACCATTTGGTGTCTGACGAGTTGGCTGAAAGTGAACAGGAGAAAGTTGAAGAGAAAGAGGTTGAACAGCCAGAGCAAATTGAAGAAGCAAAGGAGGAGGAAGCGCAAGAGGCTGAAGCTGAAACTGAAACTGAGGCTGAAGCTGAAACTGAAACTGAGGCTGAAGCCGAGGAGACGAAGTTCGAAGGAAAGCCAGAACCACTTCCTAAAGATGCAATAATTAAGAAGAAACCAACTCCACCTAAGAAACGTTCAAAATTCGAAACAATGGTGAGGGCTTTGCAAGCCAAATCACCTTGCACTATGGATGAATGGTTGGAAGAGGCTGAACGTATGTGGGGTAGGACAACCACGGATATGAAGTGGTACTTAAATGGTGTGGCTATTGTTTTGAAGTGTGTGGGTGTGTTAGAGGAAAAGGACGGTAAGCTTGTTTTGAAAAGATGAAGGAGTTTAAAAATCCCATAAGCGTTAGAGGAGACTATTTGTATTGTCCTTTGCCTTTGGATTTGGACACATATTGGAATTGTACCACCGATTGCGTGCATTGTTATCTCAGAAGGCTGAATTACGTGTGGGGCAAGGAGCAAAGAGCGTTAGACCCCATTAAGCTGGAAGCAAAATTGAAGACAGCTAGCCAATCCAAAGCCAGAAATGATTTGGCTGTAATGTTGAGACTAAAGAAAACTATCAGATGGGGAAACAAATCAGATCCTTTTCAAATTTGTGAATACAGATATGGCATTTCTGTTCAAGTGTTTCGGATTTTGAAGAGGTTGGACTGGAGTTTTGCTCTTTATACCAAGAATGTGGAATTGATGCAAAAGATGTTAGGAGACGAGCTTTGGGATGAATGGTGTTTGAAAAATGTGAGTATGTTAATCAGTGTGATGGTGGGTCAGGAATATGATTGGGTGAAATTGGAAAATGAGAGATGTTCGTCTTTTGCAAACAGATTGCATTTTTTAGCCAGATGGTTGGATAAAGGAGGGATGGGGGCTTTGATTTGCGAGCCCTTCATTCCTGGATATCATTCCATATCACAATGGGAATCATTGTTGAAGCGAGCTAAGACATTAGGCATCAACAGAGTGAACATTTATAATTTTCATTTCAATGCATTTGTGGCCAGGCGTTTGCACAAGCGAGGAATCGATATCAGAAGGATTTGGTATTACAACCAGGATCAACAATGGAGACCCATTTTGAAAGTGCTGTTGCGAAAGGCTAAGGATATGGGTATGATTGTGGGCTGTCCTGACTTCGTGAACAGTGGTGATTTTGTAGATGAATGTAATACGTGTTGCGGAGTGGATGTGCCTAATCCTTGTCGTTTTAACACCCATCATTGGAAACCAATGTGGTTGTTGGGTTATGAAGCAGATGATATAATCGAGCGGACATATGAGGGTTATGGGGATGTGAAAAAGGCTAGGCGGATTTTGCAAGGACGAAGTAAAGAATTTTACACTATGAAGGATATTGTGAAATGAAACTGTATTATTATTTTCATTTTGGGGATTGTGTTTTGAAAGTGCCTCATAATGTCTCTCGGTTTTCTCAAACCAGGGTGCGGAAAAACACACCTCATTCTCAATTCATCTTTGATCATCGAGAGGATTTGATTTGTGAATTGAATTGTGTGAAGGATTTGGCTCAAAGCTTTTCTTTCACATCTTATTTGGAGATGATGGCTGGTTTGGGTTTCAGTGCCAAACTGGTAAGCAGTATTCAAGATTTGAATGAAATTTGGTTGAATGACAAGGATGAGTTTTGTACTACCAGCTTGGCTATCAATTTTGCAAATGAAGTGGGAAAGGAAATCATGATTACCCAGAGTGATGTTTTGGATTTGAAAGTGGTTGGTCGTTGGGATGTGATTTTTATCGATTTCAACACTTTTTCTATGAAGAGATGGAATGAGTGGTTGAGATTGTGGGGTAATGTGAAAGGAAAGTTTCGTAATTTATGGTTAACGGACACTGCTTGTTATGTGTGGACAAAATTTGGAGCTCAAACATTTGAGAAATGTTTTGGTTTCAAATCTTTGGAACAATATTGCCAGTCTTTTTCAAATTTGATAAAATCTACTTTAGGAGCATCGCTAAGAAGAGCAAGAATAGGAGCAAATGGCAAATGTGCCATTTTGGATTTCGAATATGGTTATGAGGGTGATTGGGATTTGAGAAAAGTGGACAAAAGTTTGAGTTTGAAAATAGAAGTGAAGTGGGGTTTGAGGAATGATTGTGAGAAATGATACGCCGATTGAAAAAGTGACTTCGTCTATTTTTGTGAAACGTGAAGACTTGGCTACATTGTCTCCAGGTCCTCCTTTCAGTAAGACACGGGGTTTGTTTCAGCATTTGTTTTTGCTTTTTCGTTTAGGAATCAGATGTGTGGGTTATGTGGAAACAGCTATTTCAATGGCAGGATGGGCTGTGGCTTGGTTAGGAAAAAAGATGAATATGAAAGTCATCATTTTCGATCCTCAGTACAAAGATGATTCTAAATTTCCTTTGCCTTTGCATCGCCAAAAGTGGAAACAGTTTGGGGCACAGCTGGTGAAGGTGAGAGCAGGTAAAGCCAGTGTGAATTGGTACATTGCCAGACGCTGGATGAAGGAGAATGTTCATCAGCCATGGAAATTGTTGCCTTTGGGATTACCTTTGAATGAGACTGTGTTGGAAACCTTTGCGCAAGCGAGAAAGTGTATCAGAGATTTCCCTACCATAGTGGTTCCAGTTGGTAGTGGTACTATTGCTTGCGGGATAGCCAGAGCTTTGTATCGGAACCAAAAACTGATTGGCATTATGAGTCGCACTGGAGATGTGCGCAGAAAATTTAAGTTTGTGGTTAAGTGGTGTGAATATCCAACTCATGTGGACATAGTGGACCCAGGATATCCTTACACCAAAAAGGTGGACATCAAAACTCCATTTCCTTGCAATCCTTATTATGATACCAAAGCTTGGCAGTGGGTGTTGGAACATGAAGATGAGTTGGAGAAGCCTATTTTGTTTTGGAACATAGGGGCATGAAATGGAATATGAAGATTTGAAGCGCAAGTTGCAAAGGATTGTGCCTCGCCATGGGGTTTTTGCTTTGCCTAAAATGCCAAGGTTGAGTCACAAGGGGAGGAAAAAGAATTATCGTCAATATCATTTGGTAGAGAACAAATTGATAGAGCCTAGACGAAATTTGCATGAGGAGGAAATCAAATCATTTGCTGAAGTGAGTCTCAGAGCACAAGCATGCCCTATGCCTTTGAATTTGGACACATATGATGGTTTGATTTGTCCTTTTGGATGTCGTTATTGCTATGCAAATTGGTTTCGCTTGAGTTTGTACACTTCGTTTTTCGACAATCCTGACCAAATAGGGATTCGAAGTTGCAACCCCGATTTCTTCAAGCGTCAGTTAGATAGATATATGAGTTACAGGGGTAAGGTTGAGAAGGCTGGTAATGAAGTGGCTCGGGCTTTCGCTTTGGAGATTCCTGTGAGGTTTGGAATCAGATTTGAAGACTTTTTGCCTTGTGAAGAAAAGAGGAAGGTGTCTTATGAGCTTTTGAGGTACCTGAAAGAGGTGAGTTATCCCGTGATGATAAACACCAAATCAACTTTGGTGGGAAGGGATGAGTATGTGAAGGTGTTGTCTGAAAATAAAGCTAAGGCAGCTGTTCATATGACTTTGATTACAGCTGATGAAAGGTTGCGTAAGAAATTGGAACCAGGTGCTCCATCGTTTAAACGCAGAATAGAGGCTTGTGCTTCTTTGGCTTCGGCTGGTGTTCGAGTGGTGGCCAGAATAGAACCATTTATGCCTTTTTTGAATGATACGATGTTGGACGAGTATGCTCAGGCTTTGAAGGAAGCGGGAGTGTCTAACATCACATTCGACACGTACAGTTATAGTGCTAGAGGATTTGTGGTGAGAGGGGCTTTTCAGATGGTGGGTTTGGATTTTGACAGGATGTTTTATGCTGTGTCCGATTCTCAACCATTGGGTTCATTGGCTTTGGCTTTGTTTATGAATGAATTCAGAAAGAGAGGTTTCAGTTGTTCCACGTTTGATTTTGGAAATGTCCCATACAACGATCAAGACATTTGTTGTGAAGTGGGAGATTGGTTCGAAGGTGGATGGAATTATGGATGTGGAGTGATGGCTATTCGTTATATCAAATCCCAGTCACCCAAACCCGTCAGATGGTCTCAATTTGAAAACTGGGTGGAAGGCAAAGGAGGCTTTTTGTCTCCTGCTTTGAAAAAAGAAGTACATCAAATTTGGAATGGGGAGGGGGATGGCCAATTTTATCTGAGCTGGGCTGACGGTTTGAAGTGTTGTGGTTGGGATGAGGATGGTAGGGTTTGGCGCTGGGATCCAGATGAAAATTATCGTCAAAAGATGTTTCAAGTATTGTTGGAGGGATTGAAATGATTTCATCTTCTCAATTGGAAAAAATATTTGCTCACGCAGCAGCTTTGCATTCAGAGGGAAAAATGAAAAATTGGATTTACGGGGAAGGCACTAAGATTTACATTTTGAACACAGATTGTTCTTTGTTGGTGAGGTTTAAAGTGCCTTGGGAGCTGGGTCATTTTTGCTTTTCAGCTCACGAATATGAAGGTCAAGAATTTCATCTTTCTCCAACTGGCATGATATTCAAGTCACAAGATCAAGATTACGAGAGAACAAAATTTAGCCCCGTCAATCCACCGTATTCTTTTGAATGGATAAAGCGCACGTGGAGTGTTTTGGATCAAAAGACAAAGGAGTGCAAACCAGTTGGAAAAATAGTTTTGGAAGACAAGGTTTTGAGATGGTTGGAAAAGGATCTTCCCCATACAGAATTTGTGTTGAAGGAGAAGGGATGGTCTTTGGTTCAACGCAACATATATACGGGAGAAATCATTCAGATTACCAAAAAACCTCGCCCTTTGACTTTGTTGGATAAGGATGAGGTGATGGGTGAAAGGAGTATAGGTTTGAGGACAAATGACTTTTTTGCTCTTTTCACATTTGTGTCCAAGCTCAGCTTTTATTTTTATGATTTACCTTTTGCACAAGCTATGAATTTGAGCTTTTTTGATATGAGAGTGTTTTTGGGAGGATGTTTTTATGATTCATTAGGAGATTTGGAGGTGATTTATGGGAGGGAAATCCAGAAAGTCAGGCATGGTGAGCCGTCAGCTGATAGAAAAAATATTGAGAGAAGGAAAGAGCTCATCCAAAAAATCAAGGCAAGGCGGCGGCTCATCAACAAAGGTTAAGTTGCCTTTGGGAGTCAAGAGATGAGTTATTTGGAATGCTTGGAACGGTGGAGAATTGAGCCCAATTTTTGGATGAGCGATGAGTATTTTGAGAAGGCTGGATTTAGAGAAGAAAGGAAAGGGAATGTTTGGTATGTGAGAGATGATGAAGGAAAATTGATGTTTCCTCCTGTGCATGAAAGTGTGGGTTTGATTGCTGGTTGCGAGGATATTTGGGCTGATGTGGATGGTTTTCAAGGAGAAGGTCAAAAGGAATTTTTGGACTGGGAGTACATTTATGACCCTAGAGACTTTTTGCGTTTGGAAGGGGGCAAGTGGAGGACATTTCGTAAAAACGTGCGCAGATATGCTCGCATTCATTCGGCTAATTTGTTATATGAAAATTGGAATTCGGCTTCATCCAAATTGACTGATTTGTCTGAACAGGTGGAAGACATTGTGGTGCAATGGCTTCAAAAAGACGAATCACGTTACATATGGGATGCTGAGGTTATGTTGGTTTATGTTCGGGAAGGTCAAAATCGTGAAGTTTTGTGGGATGTGAAGAGTAAAAAGGTTTTGGGGATAAACATTTGGGATGAAAACTATTGGTATGTGAATTTTCGTTATTGTTTTTGTCGTGATGAGAAGTATTTGAGTGAGTATTTGAGATGGTGTTTTTATTTGGCTCGATGTTTTAGTGGTAATCCAAAGCTGGTGAATGACGGAGGGACATTGGGTTCTCAAGGTTTGGAGCGTTTTAAGGACAAATTGAATCCAATCAAGAAAAGGAGGGTATATTCATGGAGGGTAAGCGAGTCAAAATAACGAGACGTCCTAAACCTTACCCAGCTTTGAAGGCTGGTCAGATGGCTTCGCTTTTGAAGCCAGTGATGGCTAGTTTGAGAGAGGGAGAAGGAGAAGGAGTGTTGTTTCAGAACAATTGGATGGTGGGTGTGGGAGAGTATTTGATGGTTTGGTCGCCATTGCCCACTGGAGTGGCTGGTTGTGTGAATGGTAAATTGTTATTCGAGTTTGTGCATCGTTTGCCTCCCGAAGAGGCTTTGCAATGTCGTGTTGAGGATGTGCATTTGATTTTGGAGAGCAAGGATAAGCCCAGAAAGTTGAAAATGAATTTGATTAGTGAAGTTTGGGAACCATGGGCAACACCACCAAAGTTGGAAGAGTTTTTACCCCTGGAAGAAAGCTTCTTCAAGGATTTGGAATTGGCGCTGGGTGGATTGGAAGTGAAATCCTTGATAGGTCCTTTGGCTGGTGTATGGATTGGAGAAAATAAAGTTTTGGCCACTGACGAATGTAGGGCAAATATGTTGCAACGTCAGGGAGGGATTTATGCAATAAAACCTGGTCTGCTTTTTTCGGCTAGAGCTTTGGATTGTTTGTTAGATTTGAAATTGGCTTGTAACGGATGGTTATTGGATAAGGACAGAAGGTGGGTTTGGTTTTCTACATTGGAAGGGATTTTGTGCGCTGTGAGGTTGATGCAAAGCGAAGAATATCCCACACAGGCTTTGGTCGAGTTGTTTTCTCGCTCTCGCCATTATGTTTCTTTCCCTGTGTCGGAGTTTGGCGAAGCTGTGGATTTGGCTCATGTGGTTGCTAAACATTCAGGAACCAAGAATCTCATTGTTTCTCTGATTTGGAAGGGAAACACTTTGACAATTGTGGGGAGAGGCGAATTCGGTTCATTTGAACAATCGATGAATTGGAAAAAGGATTCTAGCTTACCTGATGAAGGTGGTTTTGATGTGAATCCTGTGTTGTTGAAAAACATGATAGAAGGTTCAGTAGAAGCAAAATTTGGTTTGACTGAAACTTTGGTGTTTGTTGAGGGCGAGGATTTTCAATATTTAGCACCTTTGATTTGGAAAAGCAATGAAGCTTAAATTGTTCGAGGGCGAACCAGATTGCATGAAGTGTGGATTGTATCGAGGGATTAAGTCTCCACGTATGTCTTACACTGGTAAGGGTGAGAAAGGAGTGTTGATAGTGGCGGAAGCGCCAGGTAAGACAGAAGATGAGCAAGGGGTGCAGTTGGTGGGGCGAGCTGGTCAATATTTTCGTTCTGTTTTGAAAAGTTATGGTTGGGATTTGGACAGGGATTGCTGGAAAATCAATGCTGTGAACTGTTATTGTTCTCACAAACCAACCAGAACGCAAATTTCGTGTTGTCGACCAATGGTTGAAAGAGCTATTAAGGAATGTCGTCCACGTTACATTTGGTTGTTGGGGGAATGTGCCATAGCTAGCTTTTTTTCATGTTATTTCGGTGATTGTTCTCCCACTTTGTGGAGAAAGTTTTGCATTCCTGACAGACGTTACAAATGTTGGGTAATTCCTTTGTTTCATCCCAGCTTTGTGATTCGGAATGAGAAGGATAAAGGGTTGAGTATGACGTTTGAGAGAGATGTGGGTTGGGCTATTCGTCAAAGTGAAAAGGAGCGAACATGGATTGATTTCTCTCCCGAATCTCAAATAAACATATTGTTGAGTGAGGCTGATGTGATATTGAAGTTGAAGGATTTGAAACAAAGTGATTTGATAGCCTTCGATTACGAAACCACAGGACTGAAACCATTTGCACAAGGTCATCGGATTATTAGTGTGGCAGTGAGTAATGGAAAAGAAACTTTTGTTTTTCCTTTTCAGCATCGGGCTTCTCCATGGCTGAATGACGAATCGATAAAGCATGAATGGACGAACATTTTGCTCGAGTCCAAAATCAAAAAAATAGCTCACAATGTTTCATTCGAGGATTTATGGAGTCGTGTGATATTGAATTTAGATGAGGTGAAGGGATGGTTTTGGGACACGAAGTTGGTGGCTCATCTTTTGGACAATCGCAAGGATTTGACTCATTTGAAGTTTTTGGCTTTCGTTAATTGGGGTTTGGTTTGGACAGAGAAAGTGAAACCTTATTTGGGTGGCGCTTCATCTAACGAATTCAATAAGTTGGAAAAAGTGAATTTGAAGGATTTGTGTCTTTACAATGGGATTGATGCTTTGATGACTTGGAAAATTTTTGAAAAGCAATTTGACGAGCTGAAGCATCGTCCCAAGTTGAAATCGGCTTTTGATTTGTTTTTCAAGGGTCAGTTGGTCTTGTCCAAGTGTACTAGCAGAGGGTTGAAGGTGGATTTGCAATATTATGAGAAGCAATGCAAGAGAGCTCAACGCAACATAGACAGATTGGTTCACGAGCTTCTTCACGACGAGAGCGCTAAGAGGTTTGAGCAAAAGTACAAGAAACAAATAGATTTGAGATCAGCTTTGGATTTGAGAAGGTTGTTTTTTTACGTGAAAAAATATCAACCTTTCAAAGTCACATCCAAGACCAATCCCAGCGTTGATCAAGAGTCACTGGAATATTTTCAAGAGGAATACCAAGACACTTTTGCCGAAAAGCTTTTGGTTTTGAGAAAATGGGAGAAAATCAATTCCACATATTTGTCGGGGATTATGAAAGAAGCAGTGAATGGCAAAGTACATCCCTTCTTTTCATTGGCCACATCTCGTTCATATCGTTCATCTTCTCATTCTCCCAATTTTCAAAACATTCCTGTGAGAGATGAGTTAGCTAAAAAAATTGTCAGAAGGGGAATCATAGCCCACAAAGGTTGGCAATTGATGGAGGTGGATTACAGCGGAATTGAGGTGAGAATTGGAGCTTGTTACCACAAAGACAAAAATATGATCGAATACATTTGTAATCCAGATTCAGATATGCATAGAGATTGCGCAGCAGACATTTGGTTGTTGGACAAAAATGATGTGACAAAGGAGCTTAGGTTTTATGCAAAAAACCAATGGGTGTTTCCTCAGTTTTATGGTGATTGGTATGGGAGATGCGCTGAGAAATTGTGGAGAGTTTGTCGACATTTGAAATTGAAAAATGGAATGAAAGTGGAGGATTGGATAAAGACCAAAGGCATAACTTGTTTTGATGATTTTGTTCAGCATTGCAAACAAATGGAAGACAAGTTTTGGAACCAGCGCTTTCGGGGATATCAACAATGGAAGGAGGAGATGTGGGAATTTTATTTGAGAAAAGGTTATGTGGAGACATTTTTCGGTTTTCGTTTCACGGGCTATATGGATTTTAAGAGAGTGAACAATTATCCAATTCAAGCCACTGCTTTTCATTGTTTGTTGTGGAGTTTGATTCAGATAGAGAGTGAGTTGAAATCCAATGGAATGAGAACCAAAATTTTAGGTGAAATTCATGACAGCATTATATTTGAGGTTTGGCCACCAGAGAGAGAACAAGTGATACAATTGGTGAGGGAGGTGATGACCCAAAGGATTAGGAAACAACACGATTGGATTATTGTGCCTTTGGACATAGATATAGAAATTGCACCAGTTGGAGGAAGTTGGGATGAAAAACAATCAATTTAACGAGGAAGTTTTGTATTTGAAGTACAGACCCAAGGATTTCGATGAGTTTGTGGGAAATGAATCCACTGTAGAGTCTTTGAGGTCTGTGTTGGAAAGAGGAAATCCTCCTCATGCTTTTTTGTTTTACGGTCCCACAGGTTGCGGGAAAACCACTCTGGCTAGGATTGTGAAAAAATATTTGGATTGTGGTGATCGAGATTTTCATGAGTACAACGTGGCAAATGTAAGAGGTATTGACACTATTAGGGAGATTTTGAACCAAATGTGGTATGCGCCTGTCGGTGGTCGTTCTAAGATATATTTGTTAGATGAATGCCATGCTTTGACCCGTGATGCTCAAAATGCTTTATTGAAGGCATTGGAAGACACTCCAAGCCATGTGTATTTTATTTTGTGCACGACAGAACCACAAAGACTTCTTCAGACCATTCGCAATCGTTGTACTCCATTTGAGGTTTCAAGGTTAGCTCGTCCTAAGATGTTGAGGCTTTTGAAAAGAGTGTCAGAAGCTGAGGGTTTGAATTTGGATAGCCGATTTTTGGGTCAAATAGCCACAATGAGTGAGGGATCTCCTCGAGCTGCTTTGGTGTTGTTGGATGGAGTGAAAGATTTACAAGATGAAAATGATATCGAGAAGTTTTTGCAATCTCAAGTTCCAGATGAGATGAAGTTTCAAGACCTCGTTCGTGTGTTGTTGGATTATCGTTTGTCTTCCCCAGCTAGATGGAAGGAAGTGAGTCGTTTTCTCTCTACCACTCGTGAGGATCCTGAGAAACTGAGAAGAGCTTTGATGCATTATCTGGCTAAGGTGTTGTTGAACCAACCCAATGTTCAATTGGCTAGATTGTTGGAATGTTTGATGAATGGGGATGTGAGGGATGCTGGATGGCCAGGATTGGTGTATTGTTTGTTTGTGGGAAATTTTTTTGCTCCACAAAAATAGCGCTATAATATAACAGGAGGGTAAAATGGATTTGAAGAAAAAAGCTGAGGAGCATTTGAGGGTAGATCCTTTTAGCTTGGTGGAGGATTGGGAACAACAGCCACATTTGTTCATGTTTTGGAGTGAAAAGTGGGTGGATGCTGTGTTGGAGAGAGAAAACATTAAGCAACGGCTGGAGGTGTTGAGGGCTAGATTGGATTTGGACATACGCCAAAACCCCGAGTCGTACGGAATTTCCAAAATCACAGAAAGTGTGGTTGATTCTGTAATTAAGCGACATCCCAAGTATCAACAACTGTTGGCTGAATACAATCGTTCATGTTCAGAAGTGAATTTTTTGAGCTCAGTTAGAGAAGCATTGAATCATAAGCGTAAGGCTTTGGAAAGCCTGACTCAACTTTGGGTCACGGGTTATTATCATCATCCTAGCGCATCCAGAGCCTCAAAAGAAGAAGACGCTATACGCAAAAAGCATTTGGAAGAATTGAATTCAACTATGAAGAGAATTTTGAAAAAGGAAGGATTGAAATGAAGCTGTGGGAATTTGTGCTTTGGGGTGCTGTGATATTGTTTTTCGGTTATTTGGCTTGCAGATTGTGGAGCTTTGCTGTGTTTCGCAGCTATTTTCAAGTAAGGAGGGAAAGAGATGAGAGGAAAGATTGACATTAGGAAAATTGATTTGGAGAAAATGAAAGCAGATTTGCTGAAAAGAACAAAGCTCAGCTATGAAACTAGAGATTTGGGTTCAACCTTCAAAAGTTATTTCAAAAGTGGATTAGATATACCATTTTGGGATTGCAAAGAGGGGGAACATTTGATTGATATTATCCCTTACATGGCAGGTCCTAACAACCCTCACAGTGAGCCAGGGACCTTTACTTATTTGTTGGATATTTGGGTACACTACAATGTGGGAGTGAATGAGGATCAGTACATTTGTTTGGCTAAAACTTACGGCAAGCCCTGTCCTGTGTGCGAGTATTTGAGCAGGATGAGGAGATCTCCTGAATTTGATTCTGAAGAGTTTTCCAGTTTGAAAGCTAGAAGAAGAGTTATCTACAATATTGTTTGTTATGACGACCCTAGAGAACAATCCAAGGGCGTTCAGGTTTGGGAGGTGGCTCATTATTTCATGGAGCGTCATTTGTCTGAATTGAGCAAAACTCCTAAGGGAGAACACATTCCATTTTCAAATGTTGGTCTGGAGGGCAAATCAATTTATTTTCGCAAAAAGGGTAGAGGCGCTGGAAACGTGGAATTTGTGGGTCATCGGTTTGTGGACAGAGAAGAGCCAGTGGAATTGGAATTGTTGGAGCAGGTTTATTGTTTGGACGAATTGATTTACATCCCCACATATGAGGAGGTTGAAGAAGCTTTGTATGGGTCGAGGAAAAAGGTTGAAAGAGATAAAGAGAAGTTTGAGGAAACAGAAAGGAAGCATTATGAGTATGAAGCAGAATCCGAGGTCGAACCAGAGCCAGAAGAATTGGAACCAGAAGAGCCAGAGCCAGAGCCAAAACCAAGGCCGAGGTTGGCGTCGAGGAGATCCAAGAGAATAGAATGTCCAGCTGGAGGTAAGTTTGGAATTGATTTTGAGGAGTTTGATGAGTGTGAATCTTGTGATTTTTATGCAGAGTGTGAAGAAGAGTGGAGGCAAAGGAGGAGGGCAAGAAGGCAAAAATGAAAGCACCTTTGTTGAACAAGAAAGCATTTGATTTTTCATTTACAGTCTCCACTGGTAGTACTTTGTTGGATTTGGCTATCAGTGGAGGTCGTTGTGAACAAGGCGGTTTGTGTCGGGGTATAATGGTGGAAGTATTCGGTCCTCCCAGCACAGGCAAAACAGCCATACTGGCGGAAGTATGTGCCAGTGCTCAATCTAAGGGAGGAGATGTGTTGTTTTTGGATCCTGAGGGAAGGTTGGACAGAGAATACAGCAAAATTTATGGGATGAAGATCGATGAAAGCAATTATTATTGTCCAGACACGGTGGAAGAGCTTTTTCAAATCATACAGGATTGGAAGCCCAAGTCTGAATTGGCTGTATTGGCTTGTGATTCTTTGGCTGCTTTGAGTACTCAGATGGAGATGCAAGACAGAGACAAAATGGGAATGAGAAGGGCTAAGGAGTTTTCAGAAGGCTTGAGAAAAGTGTGTCGTTTAATTGCTCGCAATGGTTGGATTTTGATGTGTTCCAACCAAATCAGAGAAGGGGAATTTGGAGAATTTGTTCCTGGAGGCAAAGCCATTTCATTTTATTCTTCATTGAGGATTCGTTTGAGTTTAGAGGAGAAAATTGTTCGCAAAGTTGTTTTGCCTTCCAAAGCCAAGGCTCGAAAAGTCATTGGAATCAGGACTCATTGCCAAGTGAAAAAGAATTCATTGGACGATCCTTTCAGAGAAGCAGACATTTTTGTGATATTTGGATATGGGATTGATGACATTCGGGGTAATTTGATGTATGTGAAGAAAATGAAGGGTCTTGCTCCAAATATGTATGAAGTAGGTGATGAAAAATTTATAGGAATTGAGCAGGCTATTCGATATGTGGAGAAAAACAATTTGGAGGATGAATTGAAAAAAGAAGTCATTTCTTTGTGGAGAGAGGCAGAGTCTAAGTTTCGTTACGAGCGTAAGCCTAAAAAAAGATGATTGAAAAAAGATGATTGAAAGAATTGAAATACAAAATTTTCAGTCTCACAAGAGAACAATTTTGGAATTAACTCCTGGATTGAATGTGGTAATAGGTCCCAGCGATTCAGGCAAAAGTGCCATTATTCGGGCTTTGAGATGGTTGTTTGAAAATCGACCTTTGGGATGGAATTTCAAATCCTCATTTGCTGGGAAAAATGAGCCCACTGTGGTGAAGGTGAAATTTGACGATGGAAATGTTGTGACCAGATTTCGTTCACAAGACCACAATTGTTATCGTGTGAATCGTCGGACGTTGTCTGCCATCAAGTCAAAAGTGCCAGATGAAGTGAGCCAGGTTTGTGGTATTCCTGATTTTGCAATTCAATCTCAATTTGATCGTTGCTTTTTGCTTCAGGATTATCCATCAGAGGTGGCTCGTCAATTGAACCAAGTGACTAATTTGGAAGTTATCGATCAGTTGTATCATGAGATGCAGGTGGAAATGAACAGCTTGCGTCAGGAAATCAATCGTTTGCAATCCCAAGAATCTGAATTGAAATATGAACAACAAAAATTGAGCTTTGTGCCTCAATATCGCAAATTGTTAGCTAGGTTAGAAAAGCTGGTTGTGGAATATGAAAACTTAGATGCTCAGATAGAGAAAACATGGGAGATTTTGGACAATGTGGAAAAGCTGAAGAGGATTTTGATTAGGTTGCAGAGAAAGCTGAAAGTAGAAAATTTTGAGAGACTTTGCACTAAGGCTAAATTATGTAGTGTGTTGAAGGAAAAATTGTATAGTGCGAAGGAGATTTTGAATTCAATAGGAAAAACAAAAAATCAGATTCGCGAAGTAGAATCCAAAACAAATTTGGAAAGTTTTTGCGAGAGGATTCAATCTTTGTGTGAAACAAGTTATGAACTGAAATCGAGAATTAAAGAAACGTCTTCATTGTTGTTGCATATGGATACGATTTCTTATCAATTGGAACAAAAGCAGATGGAACTGGAATTGAAAGTGAAGGAGCTTTCGGATATGATATTGGAAGCTGGTGTTTGTCCTGTATGTGGTAACAAAGTGAGTGAGGATAAGCTTTATCAACATTTGAGGAGATATCTGTGAGATTTTTGTGTGTGGGTGATTTGCATTTGAGAGCAAGCCCAACCAAATACAGGATGGAAGATGTTGAGGCATTTTATGAAGTACAAAGATCAAAATTGCATTGGATAATAGACCAGGCATTGGAGTACGGTTGTCATGCTATTATCCAAGCTGGGGATTTTTTTGATTCTCCTAATGTTCCCTATTCGGTCTTGAATATGGCTATGAGCGAGCTGAAAAGATTTCAAGAACACGGACCCGTCTTGGTTGTGTATGGTCAGCACGATTTGAGATATCATTCTGCATCTCATCTTTATAACACTCCTCTAATGTCTCTGAAAGAATCAGGTTTGGTGTTTTTGGCAGGGAAAAAGCCTTATGTTCTCGCTTCATCAAAATCAGACGAAGTTGTGTTCATATATGGGGCTGGATGGGGAGATCCTATTCCCAGACCTTTGGATGAGAGCAAGGCTTCGGGTGTTTTGAAAAGAAAGACTTTGAATGTTTTGATTGTGCATCGATTGATAAGTGATCAACCATTGTTTCCAGGTCACAAATATTGTTCATCTGTTTTGTTTTTGAGAAAGGCAAAGGGTTTTGATTTGATAGTCAGCGGAGACAACCATCAGTTTTTTATTCGTCGGCTTCGAAGCGAAAACAGAGTTTTGGTTAATTGCGGGAGTGTTTTGCGCTTGACTGTGGAGCAGAGGGATTTTCAACCTAAGGTGGTATTGGTGGATGTGGGAGAGGAAGGAGTGAAGATAGAGAAAATTTTGTCTATTCCAATTCATAAGGAAGTTTTTGATTTGCAGCGTTTGGAAAGAGAAAGACAGATTGAATTGAATAAAGCTTTGGGGGAATTTATCAGTCAGCTTCAAAACCGAATGGAGGTGAAATTAGATTTTGTGAGCAATTTGAACCAATGTCTCAAGAGGATCAAATTAGATCCGATTGCAAAACAAGTTTTGTGTTATTTGGCATCTAGATGCGAAATTGATTTGGAGGTTTGTCGTGATGAATCTTGATGAGGTGATGGAAAAATTGGAAAGGATAAGAGATGAGATTGAAGAAACGAAAAGGAGAAAATCAGAGTTGCAGGGAAGGCTGGAAGAGTTGAGGAAACAATTGAAGAAATTGGGTTTTGATGATGAAGAGCAAGCACGCCAGGCTTTGCCCGAAATGGAAAAAAAATTGAAGCAATTGGAAGAGCAAATAGCAAAGGAGTTGCAAGAATTGGAGAAGCAATATTATGGGCGATGAGTTTCGTCAAAGATTGGAAGTTTTGAAAAGACATTGCTTGGAATTGGAGGCTAAGCTCAAACTCTTATCCAAACAACTAGAGGAGATTCAAGAACACAAGCATTGCGCTGAAGAAAGATTGGAAGCTTTGGTGAGACTTCGGGGGATAATTCAAAGGGCAGTGGACATGACTCAAAGCCAAATCAAGAATCGTATATCTACTTTGGTTACCAAAGCCCTTTCTATTGTGTTTCCAGATCCTTACCAATTCGAAGTGGATTTTGTTTCCAGGAGGGGGAAGGTTGAATGTGATTTATGGTTTGTGAGAGATGGAGAAAGGATAGCACCAGTGGAAGCTAGTGGAGGAGGACCTGTGGATGTGGCTTCATTTGGTTTGAGATTGGCTTTTTGGACTTTGGTGAGAGCTAGACCTGTTTTGATTTTGGATGAAACTTTTCGTTTTGTTTCTGCTGATTTGCAACCCAAGTGTAGCGAGATGTTGAAAACGTTGAGCCAAAAGCTGGGAATCCAAATTTTGATAGTAAGTCATTCATCTCATATAGCTGATTTTGCTGACAAAGTTTTTGTCGTGCAAAAAGTGGGGAATGTGTCTAAAGTGACTCAAAAATGATGGAAATTTTTTCATTGTTTTCAAAAATCAAGTTATAATAAAAACAGAGGGGGAAGGGATGAAACAAATGAATCATTATTTTGAGAAGTCTTTGGAATTTGTATTCAAGTGGGAAGGTGAAATTAGTGATAATCCTGATGACCCTGGCGGGCTTACTGTTTTTGGATTAAGCTCTAGATATTTTCCAGTGGAACAGTGGGTCAAAGCGGGCTTGAGCAAAGAGGAAATGAAAAGAAAGGCTAAAGAGATTTATTACGAGAATTTTTGGACAAAGTGCGGGGAAGGGTTGAATTTTCCTTTATGTTTGTTTGTGTTTGACACTGCTGTTCAATTTTCGTGTCACAAGGCAGCCAAACTGTTACAGACTGTGATAAATGAAATTTTTGATCGCCTGGTTGGATATGAACAAATTAAAGTTGACGGCATAATCGGACCCAAAACAAAGGAAGCGGCTGCTCGTTGTTTCATTGATGCCTATTACACATTGCATTACAAGTATTTGATTAAACGCATTCAGAAATATCTTGAGTTGTCTCATTTCAAACATTTTGGTAGAGGTTGGATAAGAAGAGTGATTGATTTATCAAATTACATTTAAGAGTGGTTATGGATTATTGGAATGTGGAAAGAATTGAGAATTGGGAATTTGTCGGTTTGATATCTAGGGAAACCAGTGCTATTTGTTTTGAAATTCAAATCCTCGACCAAGTTTTTGTTATTCCTGTTGGATATGAAGATTGGGCAAGAGCAGTTGGAAAGAAAGCTAAACTACGTTTGGTTCCTAGACAATATGAGAATTATGAAGTGCTTGTTTTTGAGAATTCGAAGGTGCGTCGGGTGTGGTTGGATCCAGTGGAGTTGTATTCTCGAGTGGTTGTTTCTAAAAAAGAGTATGAATTGGCTCACGACAAGATTGAGAAAGGTTTGGTTGATTCTGTTTTTCAGTTTGCAAAAAAGGAAGGATGGATAGACAACACAATTCGTCTGACTCAAGGAGAAATACCAGTCAAATGCTTGATCATAAATGTGGAGCGTCTGATTCCGATGAAGGTGTATATTTATTTATACAAGAACAAAGAAGTCAAAGTCGAGGAGTCTCCATTGTATAAAATGACTTGCAGATTTGAAGGTTTTTTGTATAAAAATCCAAATAGGGAGGTGGTGTTAAAATGAAAAAGGGTTTTATTTTGTTTTTGATGATTTTGTTCGTGAGTTTTTCGGCAATGGCTGAAATGCAGTTTCATGATTATTATGGGAAATATGTGGATGTGATTTATGTGAAGAAGCTTCCTGGTGAGTCTAGCCGATTGGTGTCTTTGCAATTCGCTCGTCGCAACGTTAATGCGATGAGTATGGACAAAATTTATTGCGTTATCATTACAGATTTGAGCGGTCGCAATTATGACCCTCAAGCTTTGTATTGTTATCAAAAGTTGCCTAGTGGGCACGTGGCTGGTGTGGAGGCATTGAGGTCAATTCATGCCGACATTATTGTTTTGGGAAGTGGCTATACAAGAGGCTGGGATTTGGATAGGGAAAGGAAAGTTTATTATTTCATTATGAGATCTGTGCTCAACAATACAGCAGACATAATACCAGTGAGGTAGCAAAGATGAGAGTAACTGGAGAAGCCTTGGAAAGATTGAAGAGACAATTTAAAAGGAGAAAGCCAATATTGATTCATAAGCTCAACAATCATCGTTGTATCTTGTGTGGAGCTGAGGCTAATAGTTATCACCACCTGATTCCATTATCATATTCGGCTGCTTATTTGGAAGGAGTGAATTCCAGTTGCAATTTGGTTCCTTGTTGTTTGGGTCCCGAACGCTGGTGTCATTTCAGATTGAATGGCGTTAGCTATTGTTTTTTGAGCGTGAATAGGAATTTGTATGGTAAATTGCCTTTGAGAGTGTTGGCTGGTTTGATTAGGCAGTGGATTGAATTGTATCGTGATGAGTTGAGAAAAAAGAGAGCAGCTGAGCTCAAGCCTTATATGAAAGTGAAGAAATTAATTTTATGTGGAAATGAAATTTTGGCTCGATTTGAAAGGAGGTGAAAATCATGGCAAAAAAAGGATGTCCTGGGTCAAAGATTAGAAGTGGAGGCAAGGGCAGAGGCTTGGGTCGAGGTCAAGGCAAAGGACCTATGGGCGTGCCCATAGGTCAAAGCAAAACAACAAAAACTAAAAAATAAGGAGGTGATAAGATGAGAAAATTTGTTGCTTTATTTGTTTGTTCGGCATTGGTTTTGTGGGTAGTTTGTGCCATGGCAAAGGTGACGGGTCCTTGCGCTGATTGTCATACAATGCATTATAGTCAAGGTGGAAATGCAAATAATTATCCTTCTGGTGGACCTTTTCCTTCTTTAACAATAGGGGATTGTATCGGCTGTCATGCTGGCAATACTCCTATTAAAGGCACTAACGATGAGATTCCTGTCGTGTTGAGAAACACAGAGCCAACTGGGACAGGTCCTAACAAGAGTCTGGCTGGAGGAGATTTCTATTGGGTTGGACAGGGGGATGATGCTAAGGGTCACAATGTGGTTGGTATAAGCGGCGAGGATCAAATGGGTCGTACTCCACCTGGTTGGGATCCAACAGACAATGCTGCTAAGGCTTATGGTGTTGTTGCTAATGGTGAAGCAGTTTGGAGCAAACAACTCACTTGTGCTGGTACATACGGTTGTCATGGTTATCATGATGAAGAAAATGATTATCGAGCTATCAAAGGAGCTCATCACGGAAATGACGATTGCCTCAAAGCAGATACTTTGGATGTAAGCGAACAAGGTACTTCAACAGCCACTAGCTATCGATTTCTATATGGTATTAAGGGGATTGAAGACAAAGATTGGGAATACACAGCTCAGGATGGTTCAACAGACCACAATCAATATTATGGGGTGAATGGAAACACGAATCAAACTGCTCCCACCGTCAGCTTTCTTTGTGCCGAGTGTCACGGTGATTTTCATGCGGATATTCAGGACGGAAACGTGTGGATTAGACATCCCACAGATATAGTTTTACCAGCTAAAGGTGAATACGAAAAGTATAATGGTGGAACAGGTTCAGCTAATCCTTACAGTGTGTTAGCGCCTGTGGGGAGCGATTTGAGCACTGGAGTAAGAGACACAATCAATCCAGGCAGTGCAGACGCAATTGTTCTTTGTGTTTCTTGTCACAGAGCTCACGGTTCTGAGTATGATGACATTTTGAGATGGAATTACACTGGTGAATGTGAGGCTGGTCAAGGTGATATGACTAAATGCGGCTGCAAAGTATGTCATACTGAAAAATAAACACAAGCCGTGGCTAGGGAGGTCCTCCTTTCTTGCCTGCCCATCCCTTCACCTCCTTTCGCCCTGGCCATGGCTGTGACGGAGGAAAAAGATGATAACCATTAATGATTTTATGTACGAGTTAGAACCAGATGAGCTTCGTGAAGCTTTGGGAATCACGCAAGAGGATTGGGCTGCTTTTATGGAGGATTTTTGTGAAGTCGCTTCGTCTTCAACCAGATTGCACGAGTTTCTTAAACGGTGTGGAGAGTTTCCAACTGTTTTGTTAGCAATGTTGCTGGCTCAGCTTTTCGCTGGAAAAGGTTATTTGGTTTTGCGAGATGCTCATGCAGATGTTTGGATTTTGCTCATGAGTTGTTGGATTGAGAAAGTGGAAAAGAGTTTGGAAGAAGAGGGAGATGGGATTATAGATCCTTTGTTTTATTTTGAGGACCTTCGATATTTTCCCAAACCACTTTTGATATCATTTTTGTGGTTTGTTTGCACTGCTATTGAAAAACATGTCAAGTCTAATGAGAAACATGAGCGCAAAGTACATCGTCGGAATAGATCCAGGTAAAACATCAGGCTTAGCCATCCTTGCTCAATCGGGTGTTTTGTTGTATCACACTCAAGGATCTCCTGTTATGATTTGGGAAGTACTAGAGACATATCATCCAGATTATGCAGTGTTGGAAAAGGCAACAGCCAGACCCAAGCAAGGAGTGGTTAGCACTTGTAGCTTTTGCAAAACGTTTGGTTTTTGGGAAGGAGTATTGACGGCTTTGAGAATACCTTATGTTTTGGTGTCTCCCACTCGATGGAAAAGAGTTTTGGACAGTGGAAAAAGGGACAAGGCTCATGTGATAGATTGGGTTAATCGGATGTTTGGTTTGAAATTGAAGAAATCTTATCACCATGAAGCCGAAGCTGTTGCTATGGCTTGGTGGGGTTTGGGAGAGTTGAAAAAGACAGGAGCGATTTGAAATATTTGGTTGGGAAAATTTTTTAAAATTTTTTTAAAAAAAGGTATTGACTTTTTCTAAAAAAGGTATTATATTATACTCAGAACAAAACAAGAGGAGGAGCAAGGATGAAAAGAAATTTGAGAAGAGATTTGAAGAGGTGGTTGGAAGAAGCTAAAGCCGTGCTGGTGAACCCTCACACTGGAGAAGTGAAAATTAGGATTACAAATGATCGCCAGTTAGTCTTGAGCAGGAAGCAAGCTTTGGAATGCCATGATTTGTTGAAGCAGTATGAATACAAGACTTACAATGAAATCCTTTATGCTTTGGGGGCTTGCCATGGTCTTGCAGGCGTGGAGTTGAGAGACGTTGTCCACATCACCACAACGACCGAGTTTTTCTCGGTCGTTGCTGCGGATGGGAAGTGTATCAATGTTCCATCTGCGGGTACATTTATTTGGGAATAGGAGTGCCTCTTTCTTATTTTTTGAAGAGAGACGAAAAACTTTCAAGGATTGAATTGGAACAAAATAAATAAGGAGGTGATAAAGATGCAAATAATGTGTGAACAATTTTTTATGGAAAGGACTTGTGGAGGAGATTGTCCTTTGAAAGACCAGTGTCCTTTTGCCAAATCTTATATGAAGGAAACTGACATATATTTTGAACCAAATTTTGTTGAGGAGGATTTCGAAAATGAATGCGGAGAAAGAAGTGAGGACTTATAGTTATAAAGTTGTTTGCGCTTGGTGTAAGAAGCTGGTAGCTATTAAAAAAACAAAAGATTATAAGATGAGTGGAACTGTGTCTCATTCTATTTGTAAGAAATGTTTTCAAAAATTTTTTGGAGCAGAAGAGAGTAAGGATGAAAAATTTGGGAGGGTGAGATGAAAGAAGTCAAAGACAAGTCCAGTGTTAGTCATTTGCTGATTGGTTGTCTAGCTCCAATGTTGGTTAAATTTGATTTGGATGTGGAGGATGAATTCTTTTCCATTGATGACTGGATGTATGTGGTGGAGGCTCAAAGAGTGGAGGGCAATCTGGTCATGGTCAGGAGTCAGTTTTTTGTAGAAGAGGATAAGAGGTGAGAAGGTATCGAGTTGTGTGTAATAATCCAAATTGTATTGTTGTGCAAAATTTCGGTGGAGTTGTTGAGACTTCCTGTTGGCCAGCAGCATGGTGTTGTTCTGAATGTCAGGTGATCGAAATTGAAAATGAAAATAAAAATAAAAACAAAAAGAAAGGAGGTGAAAAAAATGAGAAAGCTTAGCGTTTTTGTTTTGGTTTTGTCTTTGGTTTTTGGTTGTGCCGTTTGCAAATCTCCTAGAAGTCTGAGAATGGAACAGAGCTTTCAGATTTTGAGAGGTCGTCCTTACCCCGATGCTGTGCAATTCTTTGAGTCTCGAGGTTGGAAGGTTATAAAGCCCAAGATTGGTAAGCTTCGTTTGTTGGACTTCAAAGCTAAAGGATTGCAGGTTTATGCGGCTGTGAAGCCAGGCAGACGTTATGCTCGTCGCCATATTTATTTCGACAAATTTGGGCTTCAAGCAACCACGTTTTATTACCAAAGATATTTTGTGGTTTGGATTGGAGTCGACAGCCAGGGGATTGTCAGGAAGTTAGCAGTGGATGAAAGGGAGAAACTTTTCAGATTCAGAGATTATAGCACGGGGTTGGATTTGGTTTTTTAAAATATTTTGAAGGAGGAGAAAAGAACGGTGAGAAAAGTGATTAGATTTTTGTTAGGAATTATCTTTTTCATCAGCTTTTTCACTTGCATTGGTTGCACAGTGTCTTTGTTCGCTATGTTCAATTGTTGGTTGGTGGAAAGGTTAGGGCTGGATTTGGTTCATTTGGTTTCAGGGGCAACTTTGACTTTTTTGATTTGCGGAGGATCTCTTTTGTTGGATGAAATTTTGAGAAAATAGAAGAGGACCCAATTTGGGTCCTCTTTTAATTTTAGATGGAGGGGAGGCAATGTGGAGTTATTTGTGCGCTTTGCAAGCAATGAATCCTTGCAATTATGTGCCAGCTGAAGAAGTGGAGGAGGCTTTGCCATATCATCTGGATCCTGAGAAGGAACTTATTGCCAAAGAAATTGCTTTGGGTAAGGGATTGAGCGAAGAAGCCAAGTTTGTGGTTAGATTGGTTTTGGAATCACCTCAAGAAATGGGGTTGATTACCAAAAAAGCAATCACTGAGCATTTGAGAAGTCTAGGCTGGCCATACAAGAGGATATGGTTGGTTTTTAGTGAAATCAAAGAATGGTTAAAGGAGGTGTGAAAATGCAAAGAAAAAACCCCCAGACTGAAAAGACTATTTGTGTAGTAGTCAAAACTCAGAATTGGAATAAACTCAAAGCCTATGCCAGCTTGAAGGGATTGAAAATGAGAGAAGTGTTAGACATAGTGATTGAAGAGTTTTTCAGAAACAGGGACATTCGGGTGTCTGAAATGCCGAAAATCAAGCCAAATTGATGAAATTTATAATAGTTTTAGAATGAATTCAGGAGGGAGAATTTGAAAATTCCTGACGATGTTGTCAAAGCTTTGAAAAAAGCAGGGTTGTATTCTGATTTTGAGAAATTTCTGAATATGAAGATGGTGGAACAAGAATTGTGTTCTCATGGTGGCGCTTTGTCTCGTGCTGTGCATCCTTGGTATGGTGCTTATAATCCTGACAAAATCTCTATCGACATTTACGACAAAATGAAAACCAATCCTCAAGTGGCAGCTGGTCTGAAATGTATCAAATATCCCGTTTTGGCTTTGAATTGGCACGTGAAAAGTGATTCTCAAGAAGTGAGAGAATTCGTGATTGAAAATTTGAAACCATTGTGGAGAGGTCTCATTGAATCTTGTTTGACTGCTGTTGAATATGGATTCTCAACCCATGAAATTGTTTACGAAAAGAGAAATGGAAAAGCATATCTCAAAAAGTTGAAATCTCTTCATCCCAAGTGGATTAACATAAATTTGGATGAGCATGATAATTTTTTGGGATTCACCCAAACCTGGATGGGACGATTTATTCAGGTACCAAGAGTGAAAGCCTTTATTTTCACTCACGGCAAAGGAGAAAGCTTTGGCAATCTGTTTGGTGAATCTCGGTTGAAACCTGCTTACGAGCCTTGGTATTGGTGGAGTACATTAATCCAGTTTATGATGAAGTATTTCGAGAGAAGAGGAATTCCTCCAACCAAAGTCAGATTCCCCCCAGGCAAAACCAAAGAAGGCAAGAGCACAGCTGAAGTTGCAGTGGAAATGGGCAGGGCTTTGCAAAGCGAATCTGTGGTGGCTATCCCTAGCAGTGTGTGGGAGATAGGAGGAAAGGTGCTTTACAAGTGGGATGTGGAATATTTGGATGAGCAGAGAAGAGGAGATATGTTTCAATCTGCATTGGTAAGCCTAGAGGCTAAAATATTGAGAGCAATGTTTGTACCTGAAAGGGTTATTACACAGGACACGTTGTCCAAAGCTGGTTCTTATTCATTGAGTAAAGTGCATGCAGATATGTTTTTGCTAGGTGAAGAAGGGTTGACAGTGAGCTTGGAGGATCAAATCAATAAATATTTGATTTCAAAGCTGGTGGAAATCAATTTTGGCAAGAAGGCTTGGGCTAGGGTGGAGATGGAAAGAATTACAGAAGCCAGAAAGCAGTTTTTGAAGGACGTGTTCATGGAAATGTTGAAATCTGGAGATGCTAAGCCTGCAGCAGATGCCATTGCTGATTATCTGGGGTTGCCTATGGAGGGCAAACAACCAGAAACTCAAGAAGCTGAGGAAAAACCAGAGACCAGCATAAGCTTAGAAGAAAGTCAGCCAGCAGGACGTTGGTGGAGAGAACCCAATGAATTTGAAGATTCAAAGCTTTTGGTTGAAGTGGAAGACATGTTGAATAAACAAAAGACCTCTTGTTTATACGAATTGTTGAACATATTCGATGATATGGAGGAACAGGTGGTGGCTAAGTTGGACAGACTGCATAAGCAAGGACAGCCTTTGACCGATTTGTGGTACAGAAGGGTCAAAGTTTTTGATCCCGAAAAGGGAGAAAAAATAGAAAAGGTTGTGTGGGAACCAAACAAGAACAAAGTGCGTTCATTATTGTCCCAACATTTGAAGGAAATTTATTTATGGAGCCAGGAGCAAGCTTTGAAGCGATTGGAAAGAGAAGACAAGCCACAGGTCGATAAGAGATATTGGGATAAGATCAAAGTTAGACTAGAGGCTATTGCAGAACAGATTTATGGGGATTTGAGATATCAGTCGCATTTAGGTCTTGCTGATGCACAATTGATGGGAGATCCTTTAATTCCCAGATTGCGTCATGTGTTTAGTGTGATAAAAAACAAGAAGTTGCCTTCAATAGTTGATACTGAATTTTCTTTTGCTTTTAATGTTGGTCAACAACAAGTGGGAGATTATTATGGCGTGGCAGAGTAGAGAGGTTTTACAGACACACAGAGGACCTCGAACAATTGTGCGATATGTGTACAGTGCCATTTTAGATTCTGTTGTTTGTGATTTGTGTCGAGCTTTGGACGGTCGAGTTGTGTTGCCAGGGTCTCCAGAGCATCGGATGTTTACTCCTCCTTTGCACCAAAATTGTAGATGCATTTGGATCGGGATAACATCCCATGACCCAAATATACCAAGCCCTCATTGGCCACCATTAAATGAAAGTTTGATTGATAAGTTTGGTTCTTTGATGAGTTTTCGCAAGCGCGGAGAAAAACCATCTTTTTCTCGCTCATACAAACAAGCAATAGAAGAGGTATGGAAGGACGGAGATGGAAAATTTGAAGTTGTTATTGCATGCGATGATTCAGGAAGGAGATTGTTGAAGAAAGCGGGAAGTAAAACTCAGGTGGAATTTTCTTGGCGTGAAATGAGATTGTTTGAGAAAGCTCATTTAATTCATAACCATCCTAGAGGAGTGGGTCTCAGTGCTCCAGATGTGGGTTTAGCTGTTGTATCCCAAATGCGTTCAATTACGGCTGTAGGAGACAAATTTGAATACCAATTGATTTTGTCGGATGAATTCTATCGTTATTTGTCAAAAAAAGGCTTTGTTTTTTGGGGACGAAGGTCAAAACGTCCTTCTCTTTTGGTTGAGCATACATATCAAAAAATGATAAAAGTTTATCGAGACATTGAGAGAGAAGTGAGGGAACAGTTAGATCAAAAATTGATGAAAGGGAAAATACGAGTGGAAGAGGCTTGTCTTTTACACCATCATTTGGTTTTGGAACGTTTTGTCAAAGTATTTCCTGGTTTGAGATATATCAGGAGGAAACGCAAATGAGGGTGTTCAAAAAGGATTCATTTGTGTTGGATGATACTCCTTTTGATTTACAAAGTTTGAAGCCATATCCTCATTTGAGCGAAGCTGTCAAGCAATTCCTTTTGTCAAAGATTAAGGAAATTCGAATTGTGAATCGAAGTGCAAAGACAAAGCGAGGTGGTAGAAAATGAAAAAGTATTATTATTTGTCTTCACTGAGCGATGAGGAAAGAAAGCTAGCCGAAAAAGATTGCAAAGCATGGATAGAAATATTCAGAATTGGCAAGTGGAAACATCCCCAATATGGATGGATTGTAGCTACTAGGGAAATGTTTGAGTCTTTTATACGCAACTGGAAAAACAAGGTTATTGGCAGGGAATTGAGCTTTGATTTTCATCATCGTCCTGAATGGGGAGCAGCTGCTTGGGTGAAGGATATGAAGATAGAAGGGGACAGATTGAAAGCATATGTGGAGTTTACGCCCAGGGGATGCGAGGCAGTGAAAAACAAAGAGTTTATCTATTTCTCGCCCGAATATGTTGATGATTATGTGGATAAAGAAAATCCATCCATTCATTACGGACCCACATTGTTGGGGGGAGGATTGACCAACACTCCATTCCTTACCAACCTAGCGCCCATTGTATTATCGGAATGTGTGGAAAACCAAATGTATGAATTTCAAGCATGCGTGGGTCCCGAGTGTGAGAAAGCTTTGATTTCAGCTCAAACAGCAGACATCCACACACCACAATATTTGCCAAATTTGGAGATTGATTATTCAGACCCAACTTCAATAGAAACAGCTTGGGAATCATTGGAGCATCAATACAAATCTGAAACAAATGAAAAGAGAAGGAAAGAGCTTTTAAAATTGGCTCGTGAGATTTTTGACAAAGCTCAGTCAATGGGAGTCAAATTGAAAGGTCGTTTGGCTCAAGCAATAGCCAAAGTTTCAAAACTACAAGACATTTTGAACCATCTCCCTCCCTTCATTGAGTCGAGAGCTGTCATATCATTGATTGGTTCTCATACCAAAGGAGACCTAAGCTCTGATCTGGATTTGCATTGTCGTTGGGAGTTTTTGAGAAAAAGATTTGAGGAAGCAATTTGCAAATCTTTACCAGTTGAAATGGGTCCTGTTCACTTCGTGGACGAAAAAATGTTGGGGTTTGAAGAACCATTCACACAAGGCATTCCTCTTTATCATGTGCGATTGGTACGTTGTGACCCTGTTGATTGGGCAAGTGAAAGGAGGCTCATTCCTTTACCCCATGACAAAGTGTTGAGATTTGAATTGGAGTTTCGGGCAGGTAAATTGTTGGATGATAAAGGCTTCAAGGGTTTGAAGAGATTGGAGGGAGCTTTGGAGGATGGGAAAGTGAAAGCATTTTGGAGTGCAGAAACTGGATTTGTTTTTTATGAAGTGCAAAAACTGGATGGCAAGAGATTGATGGAAGTGGCGGACATCCAATCCCGATATTTGGAGGAAATGGCTGATGCTCATCCTTTGGTGAATCAAGCCAAATTTTATTCAATCTCTCAGGCTAAAGAATTGTGGGACAAAGGATATGACTGGGTATTAGTGTGGCCAGATGATGAGATTGAGCCTATTCACAAGTTTCTTTTTCATCCCGAAAATTACAATCCAGCCAAGGTGAGAGATGACCAGTTGAGAGACGATTTGAGGATAGCCATCGCTCATTTGAGCAATTTGGACAAAGGTCGCAGATCAATGTTCAAATCGAGAGAAGAGGGAATCTCATTTTTGGAAAAGATTGTGGATGAATTGTTGAAAAGGAAAGCAATCACTTTCCATCCCGAGGAATGGAGCAAAGCAGCTGAAAAATATCTGAAACCGATTTTGCAAAAGAGAGGTTTTAAGTTTGAAGACAATCCTAAACAATTGTCTCAATTTCCATCAAATTTCAAAGTTGATTTGGGATGCGGTCCCAACAAAGCTGAAGGTTATTTCGGAATAGATAAAGTATATTATCCTGGTGTGGATTTGGTTTATGACTGCAACCAAGGAATTCCTTTGCCTGATAATTGCGCAGATGAGGTAAGGGCTATTCATTCATTAGAACATTTTGATGACCAAACAGCCATTATGTGGGAAATTTGGAGAATTTTGAAGCCTGGAGGAAGGTTGGTGTTTGAAGTGCCCTCCACCAAAGGAGAAGGGGCTTACATTCCCGACCATCGCAATTTTTGGAACAAAACTGTGGT